GCAAACGACTGTATGATAATTTAAGATGTCCTTGACGATGTAATTCATCAACTACTTCAATCAAAGCCATTTGTTTGATGTAGTAAAGTTCCTGAATCTGTGGCCATAAAGCTTCCATAAATGCTTCAAAGCGGGCCTTTCGCTTGATACCACTAATCTGACCCGGCGACAATTTTTGTTCTTTATTGTCCGCAGAAGAAGTTATGCCGCTCACCGACTGATCATAACCCACCCCCGGGTGAAGGTCAATTCTGTTGCTTCTTCAGGTAGTCTTGTGCGACCTGCGTGGTGTCACTAGTGATGAAGCGGCGCCCGTCTGCCAGCGTGAACAGCAACACGGGCTGCGAAGGTTGCTGCGAGACGGCGGCGACGAAGCGTTGACACTTTGACAACAACAAGTGTTCACCGATGTCAGCGTAGGGCACGTCAGCGCGGACGATGATGTTGTGACCGTTGAGTTCGTAGAAGACGGCGTCGCTTAGATCGAGGTATTCTTTGGTCACGTGTCCTCTACGTCGACATGATCAGCTAACACTTTCATGGTTGTACTTGCCACGTTTTTGGTCACCACGACGCGTTGATCATTGATGTGTAACAATACGTGTTGCTCATAACGCTTGACTGCGTCGATTGCCTTTGTTTGCGCCACACCGTCCTTGATGGCTTGTGCCAACACATCATCGCGTGACAATGGTTCAAGTTGTTCGATGCGAACTGAATTAGTAGTCGGATTCTTGCTCCACTCGTCAGTGATGAAGCTGTACGTGTGTTCCTCAAGCAGGTCATAGATCCGCCTATACGTGTCACTATCGCGCGACAACACAGTCTTAGGCGTCGCCCTTTCATTTACGTGCTTGACCATGAATAACACTACACCTTCGTGAACAGTTCTACATAGCGGACGCCAACCCGAGCCCAAGTGTTGTCGTTCAAGTAAGCTAGTTGCCGATCGACCTGCACTTTGCGAGCGATCGGATTGGAGAACATCGCGTCAAGAGCATCGGCGATCTGTTCAGGGGTGTCTGCTTTCAACGTCGGCAAGTCGCTGAAGTGATTGACACTCGTAGTGACGATGGGTGCCATCTTCGACATCGCCAGCCGCGCGGCGCCCGAGGCACCGAAGACTTCGTGTTCCGGGTGACTGATGTAGGGAAACAGGATCGCCTGATTCGTCCGCATGTAGGAGTCAAGCGAAGTGTCGCTTTGGTAACCCCGGATGATTGCCACGTTGTTATGGAGATCGAGGTCATCGACGAGGTGCATCAATTCGTCGTAATAGACCTGGTGATCGATCAAGTTGTAAGGCGACTCGCTGAACAACGCGGTGAAGAAGACGTCGGGGTACCTGCGCCGCAGCACGTCGGTCGCCTTGATCGCCAGCTCAAACCCCTTGTATCTAAAGCCAAATCCGAATTGCATTAGCGTTCGATCTGACTTATAGAAATTCCACAGGCGCTCAACGTCAGTGACTGGAGCACACCCGTGTGGGATGACATAGACCTCACCGGGCACCCCCTTCTCCTCTTTCAACACTCGCTTGGCGCCCTCGAGGTGCACCACGATCTCGGGGATCGCCGCCTCGACGATCGTCTTGTCACGGTGTCGAAACACACTGTGCATCGTCACAATGACGCGGTAGTTGCTCAACTGGCTCATCAGCGACAGCCAGTGTCCTGCGTTGGGCCACAGGCCAAATTCGTGTTGAATTAGCACCACGTCAGGTTCATAGTCCTTGATCGCCTTCACCAGCTCGGCCAGCGGCTCGCCCCTCCGCCAGCACGCCAGCACCTTCTCAGGTGGGACAGCGACGTCGCCGATGACGTTGGTGGGCCCAGTGGGTTGCTCATTCTTCTCGATGAACAGCTTGAAGTCGCCGACGTGTTTGGCGATTTCGGGCCACAGGTTCTCGCTGTACGTGGCAATGCCGCACCGCATCTTCCAGTTGCCGACCAGCGCCAACTTCAACGCACTGGCGGTGCCGGGTGAGCCCCGTCGCGGTTGTACCTTGCCGCCGCGCACCCGAAAGTGTGTGATCAACATGGCGGTGTCGACGTCAGCGTGGACGTCTGGTACTTCAACGACTTCGGTGTCGACAGCATCGGGAGCCACGATGGGGGCACTGGAGACTGCATAGATGCTGCCTCTTCGTGATGCAACGAACCTGTTCATGTGTGCCCACTCTTTCTTCCGCCGGTGACGACGCTGATGATCTGATCGACCATGTCATCGTACACCTTGCGCGGGACACGGTGCGGCGCGATGGGCGTGGTGCGAGCCAATTCCAGTGCATCCGTCAGCATGTCTTTATTCATGGCGTGGTATGCCAAGTGCTGGCCTCGGTGTGGTTGCGCGAGCTTCAATTTGTCGTGGTGGGCGATGCTGACGTAGGGCACCCCCGCCAGTTCTGACAGGATGATGCCGTGATAACGCTGCGTGACAACACACTCAAAGTGTCGCATCAAGCGAGTGATCGACAGGTCAGTCGCTGCATACGTCCACAGGCGAGGCGCTCGTCGCAGCATCCTGCCCATCAGCTCGGCCGCAGGCCATGCGTCCTGCTTCTGTTCGCCGTTGCACATCAGCAGGAAGGAGACGGGCACGCCGCGATCGATGAACTGATCGAGGCACTGTGCCACCTCGTTCTTGAAGTGCTCCCACGCCACGTGGGCCCAGTGTGGCTCGGCATGGGTGGGCACCACCTCAACGTTGGGCACGAAGAGCACGCCCTTGGGCGGGTGGGCCAACGTGCTGAGGTCGGGCTCCAACGCATAGACCAGGTCAGGTACATCGAGCTCCCGAAAGAAGGTGAGCTCGGCGACGTCGAGTAATTGTTGGTGTACCCGGCCCACCGCCGTCTCGCCGCCCACGCCGACGTAGAAGGTGGGCACTTCACGTGCCAACAACGCCGCCAACACTCCGGCATCGATGACGGGATCATCGTAGAGGATGCTGCCACCACCGAACACGACGGCATCGACGCCCACCAATTGTTGGGTACTGATGTGATCGACGAAGCGCAGGTCGACGCTCTTGGGCTCAAAGATGACGCGGAGTGCCTGCTTCATCAGCTCATCGCCGACGTTTTGCTTGTTGAACCAGCCGTAGACAAGGAAGGTGAGGCTCATGACCTCACTCTATCTCAAACACCTTCCAATTGATCGTGCGTGCACATGACACGCGCCAATTGATCTTCAGGTACAGCTCGCCACGGTGACGCTCGATCGTCTCCCACGACAGCTCATCAGGCGCTGATGAGCTGCAGGGCGGGCACGGGGGATCGTCGGCACTAAACGCAACATAGACGGCTTCAATCGATCTCACCAGCAATGCACGGCTACGTCGCAGTCGTTCTTCAATGATGACATGGCCATGGCCGGTGACCAGCAAATTACCGTGGCCCAGCACGCGTTGCTTTGGGTGGGGGTAGTGCCGATCGTCCATTGCCTTAGACCGGGAAGTAGATCCGCCAGGTGAGGAAACGCGCAGCCGCCACTCGCCACTCAATCTTCAACTTGAGTTCTTCGTGGCGTTGTTTCGGATCGATGTGAGTGTCGTCATGGACGTGCTTAAAACACAGCGTCCAATCGCACTCATCGGGCAAACCACCAGCGCAGGGAGGCGGTGCAGGTGCGTTCGGGTCAAACTCAATGACGATGTAGATGTCGGGGTTTTCGAGGATCGTCTTGATCGCCGGCAACACCTCGTCAATGATGAGTTCGCCTGAACCAGTGACCAGCACTGTGCCCGATGCAAAGAGCCGCGTGGCGGGTTTTGATCGAGGCGGGAAGCTCACTCCGTCCACACTCGGCGCCGGCCCACCGTACATCTTCCTGAAAACAGCGCCAGCAAAGCCTGCGCCAGCACTGATGCCAAGGAAGCCGGCACCAATGAGATCGGACATAGAAAACATGATCTTAACTAGTTAGCCGCGTCGCCAATCATCCACACAAAGCGACTATAGTTACGGTGCGCCGATGACGTCAAAGCGCATGGCCTCGAGTTCCACCGATGCCAAGATCGCCGACAGCGACACGTGTTGATCAACCGTCAGCTCGCGCGTGGCCAGCGCTTTTTGTGCCTCGGCGATGAACAGGTCGAGGCCAACACGAGCATCGACCAAACGCATCCGGACCGACGCCAATTTCCGGGGCAATCCCACCAATTCGGTGCTCAAGGTTTCCATGGGCTCCATCTTAGGCCATGTCACCGGCGGCTTGCACCGTCTCTGCGCTAGGTGCTCACCAATTTATCGTGGATGCCCACCACCGGGCCCTGTGCCAACAACAGCCTGAGGCCCTCGGTCGCGTACCACTGTGCATCGTGGCCCGTGGGCAAGGTGCCCACCCGCAGCATCTGCTCGAGCCCGTCGCGGACGAGGTTCAACGCGGGGCCCACGGGCAGCACCCGACGTTCGATGATGAGGCCCATCGTGCCCTTGGGTAGCTTCGGCGCCGCATCAGCCGCGAGCACTGCCCGCACCCGTGCTTCGAGCTCATCGCCGCGGCGAACACAGTTGGCGCGTTTCGTCGGGTTCTTGGTCGTCAGGTCGGCGCGTGACAACTGCATCAGGCGCTCAAAGCCCTCGAGCCCGCCGACGTCGACGAGCAGGCGCCTGACCCCCGAGTCGGTCCACGTTTTCTTGTAACCCGCGGGCCGCAGGTGGTTCAACACCAAGCTGCGGACAGTCGAGAACAGTGCACCGTCGTCACCAAACAGGCCGAGGCGTAGCTCGACGTTGAGGACGAGGCGTGCGCCGACGACGTCGTGGTTGTGAAAGGTGACCTTGCGACCGTCGAACTTGCGGGTCAGCGCCTTGCCGACATCGTGGAAGAGCGCAGAATACCTCAGTTCCACCACGGCAGGCACGCCCATCACCACGTTCTGTGTGTGCGTCCACACGTCCTTGTGCAGCGTGGAGGCGGGGTCATCGCCCAAGTCCTTGATCGCCACCAACTCTGGCAACAAGGCGTTCAGCGCACCCGACTTCATCAACAGGTCGAGGCCGTCATCGGCGTGAACACCGCACATCAGTCGATCGAGGATCTGACGCACCTTGTCGGGGTCACGCCGCCACATCGCCTCATAGTCACCCGAGGTGAAGACGTGCGGGACGAGGACGTCGGAGGGCGCGCCTTCGTCGCTAGCACGTGCACACAGTTCGAGGACTTCGATGGGATCCATGGTTCCATCCTAAACCGGTGGTGGGTGTTCTTGCACTCACGCGTCGGGATCGGTCAGCAAGTTCACACCGTGTTCGGTCCATGTTACATCATCTTTGAACAGGTCGTTGACGTGTGTCTTGTTGTCGGCGTACCAGTCAAGCGCAATCTTACGAGCGCGCGTCTTCTCGCCCGCTCCCAACGCACGCATCAGCGATAACAGCAACTTGTCACTATCGTCAAATCCATGACGTGCATTGCGTAGCATGGCGCTGAAGTCAGAGGCCTCGACGGCCTTGCGACCCGTCTTGTCAGGATCGGCAAAGGCCGCTCCAAAGCCCTGTTCGCCGACGATGCGGATCCAAGCCCTGGTACGCTTCTCATCCTTGACGGGTGGGTTGGTAGGGTCGGTGGCAGATGCCACTGCATCATCACCCGCCTTGATGACTGCATCAAGGTTGAATCCCGGGACAGGCCCCAAGTATGCGGCCCAGCGCCATGGCGCCTCCTTGTAGTCACGCGTTTCCTCAAAGCTCATGTCGCGGTCAAAACACTGTTTGACGCGTGTTGGGTCGCCCTTGTACATCTCGTAGTAGCGCTTGATGACGGCGGACACGGCAGGACTGACGCTTGTGTCGGGGACGATGACGCCCCAGCGTGACAACGCCGTGGCCAACAGCACCATCATCGTGCTAGGATTGTCAGCATAGAGCGTCTTCAACTGCCACACCTGCTTGCCCTTGACTGGCGACTTCTCGATGCCAACAACGGCTCCGAGCACCTTGGGTAGTTCTGCATCGTGTGCAATCTTGTACGCTGCTTTGACGCTCGTTGACACCGCGACAAAGTGCGATGCATGACCGTCCTCAGAGCGACTTGAGTCGGTGACGATGCCCTTTCCGTTCGCACCGCGGGTTGCCATGGCCCCGACGTTCAACGCCTCGAACATCAGTTCGAGGGCGATGAATTCACGTAATTCGCCGAGTCTACGCAACATGCCCAATAAGTAGCAAGAATTTCATGAAATTACGGCGTCAACCTCTTCATGATCTTCTCGCGCAGCGCATTCATCTGATCGTAAACATGCACTTCATGCATGTTGCCGCGTAACCTATCGCCGGTCAACATGCACTTTTTCAACGTTTCCCACTCGTCGAGCAACGCTTGATCTTCGGCATCATCGGGCTCGAAGTGGATGAGGCCGTCGTTTGTCTGTGTACACTTGATGAGTTTCATTCGATCTCCGTGATCACCTGCACCTGATTTACTTGGTGAAGCGCTGTGCCTCGGCGGCCGCCTCTTCGTTCATCTTCGATTGAGCGGCGACGATGAGGGCAACGTGTTCAAGGCGAGACAGGCCCAACAGTCCCTCAAGACGCTCGAACGTGGTGTCGAGAATGTAGCGGGCATTGAGGTCCCACTCGCGCTTGAAGCCTTTTTTCTCGACGTCGGCTTCGGTGCCCGTCGCCCGGACGGTGATGCCGTAGGTCTTGCGTCCGCCGTCGGTGTGGAGGACGTGGATGCCGTTGACGATCGTTGCTTTTGCCGTCTGCTTTGCCATGATCTAATCCTACCATGGTCAGGGGTGAACTTGCACTTGTCTCGGGATTACACCTCGGGTACAATTCCACGAGCCGCCCTAGGATGATGCACTCGAACGAAGGTAGTTTCCCCTATCATAGGTAGCGCCGGCGCGGCTGGCCATGGCCCCGAGCACCTTCGGTCATTCGCCTGGGTCGTGCAGGAGACGTATGAACAATGGCGATGCTACACAATCCCATACGATCCGGGCCGTCGCCCAGTGGCAACCACGTCATCTCCCACCATGCAAGTCCAAGGCCGACGCGGAGACTGACCAACAGGTGGACGCCGCCGATCGCCACCGACGACTGCATCTCTGGTGACCACATCATGTCGTCAGCATAGACGAGGTCCCTGCCGACGGTATAGACCCACTCGATCAAGTCGCCAGGACGTAGTGTCCCGCCGCCCTTCAGCTCATGTTGAGGTTGTGGCATCGACGTACGCCGACAGCGTGTTCACCATGGTCAACATGGCAGCCATCATCTTCTCATTGTCGAAGGCATCCGTGTTAGCTGCATACAGCACGCTCATGCGGCTCATGATGCCGTAGGCAACCCACGCCATGGGCCCACCTTCGGTGCTGATGCACAGCGCCTTGTCATAGGTCGTCTGTGCCGACGGCGGGAAGACGGGCACCTTGGGTTGCTTGTGCTTCTGCATTGCGTCGAGGCGCTTGGCGATGCTCTTGGTGACCATGTGACCTACCTCTTGCCGGTGACGACGATGACGCGAAAGTTGCTCTTGCGCCACAGCTTGGTGTACCTGTTGTTGGGCGCCGGGTCGTTGTGATCGGGCCCGGGATCAATGTACTCTTCTCCGAAGGGATCCCAGACGACGCAGTGGATCCAATTGGGATCGGGCGGGAACCACGCGAAGGGCACCAGCACCGGGCACCTGAAGTGCCCGTAGGTCCCATGGTGGAAGTGCGCCTTGAAGCCCAACTTGTGAATGACGCGCAGCATGTGGTGACCGCGCACGCACAGCGTTCGGTTGTCGTCGAAGTCGCGCCGCTTGGGAAAGAACTCGGCTCGCGCTCGACCATAGGTGACGCCGCAGACCGTCGCCACCGACGCAATGGCACAACCGTAGTTGTCATCCTGCTCGACGCGGGCCAGCGGAAAGTACCACTGCTTCACGGCTGCACTCGACTGAAGAACTTCCAGACCTCGACGACGTCGGGCCCGAACATCTGCGACGGCGTCCGCATCGTCAGCCACTCTTCATTGTACAGGCTGCGATCACCGTCCTTGCCCAACAGTTGGTTGGTCTGCCAGCTGACGATGCCACCCGCCTCGCTGACCTTGCGGTCGCCCATACGCTCATTGTCATAGTAGAAACCTGCCGACATGCCGAACTGCAGCGACGGCAACTCCCTGAACAGGCGATCGTACAGCTCGTAGCGATAGTACGCGCCCCGCATTGGCTCGATCGAGAACACGCTGACGAAGGTGTTGGGCTCGAAGGGTAGCTGCTTGCTCCATGCATCGACGTCGACGCTGGAGGCCTTGATCACCTTGGCGCCCTGCCAGGCAATGCGTGGATTGAGATCGATGCCGACGTAGTCGCGGTGATAACCCCGCTCGTAGAACTCACCGGTACCACAACCCAGGTCGACGACGCGAGGAGCGTAATCGATGGGCCCGTCGGTCATCAGGCCGATGAGGTGATCGAAGGCTCGCCTGTGGTTCTTCCTGACGAGGGTCTCCTGCAGGTAGGCGCGGTAGGCGGTGAAGAATGCTTCGTCGTATGCCATGATCAGATCCTATCACTGTTGGGTGTTAACTTACACTTCACGGCGCGATGCAGAAGACGCCGGCTTTGGGATCGTGGGAGACTGCACTGGGCCACAACTTCGTCCACGCCCCGACCCCTTCGGGTTGAGTGCCATCGTTGCAGTCATAGACGTACTGGGTGCCTGGTGGGCAATTCGCGCCGAGGTCGCCATCGGCGTAGGCCTGTCCCGCACAGTCGCCGCTCTCATCGACCGCCTCGGGGACGGTGCCACCCTTCACCGGCACGAAGCCGTACCAGTGGGCCACACACGTCGTTTGCTGTTGCTCCGATGGCGATTGTGCTGGGTTGGTGACGGTGACGCAGGTCTGTTGCGGCGTCTGCGACGTGATGGCCCAGGTGTACGTGAACCTGCCGGCCTTGTAGGTGCCTGACGACTGTGATGCTGCACTGGTGAAGGCCGAACCCCCGCAGTGGATGAGGGCGAGGGATGCAAGGGTGAGGGCAATCTTGGTGTTCATTGGTATTCTCTGTTGATCTAACAGTACCACGGATCGGTGGAGACTTGCACTGCACACCGCGCCGGCGTTTATGGTGGTCTCACGTTCTCGCCGGGTTGTCGATCAAGAAGGAAACACGCTACGATGACTACTAGTACAATCGCCAGAAAGATGAACATGGTACCCCTACTTGCTGACGGTCAGTGCCAAGTCAGCGTTCATCGTGTAGTGCACGTCGACGGCGCTGGTCGGAATGCAGGTGCTCAAGTCGACGGTGACGTTGACCTTGCCCCGGGCCACGTCGGCAACGAGCACCGCGTGATCGAGCAGGATGGGCAGGTTGACGTGGCCGTTGACGGGCACGAAGTCGGTCTCCGACAACAGTGCCGGGGGCAACCCATCGTTGTTGATGAAGATGCGGGCGTGCTTGAATGCCGACAGGTCGCCGCTGATGCCGTTGTCAGTGAAGTCGACGGCGAGGGTGCCCTGCTTCTGCAACTGCGACACCACGTCGCTCATGTCGAATGAGGTGCCCTGCGTCGTGGTGAAGACGGGCGCGTTGGCCGACCCACAGATGGGTGGGCTAAAGCCGCCGATGACGGGCACCGCGAACTGCATGTCTTCGGTGACGTGGACGGTGTCGGACAGCGTGCCGGTGACACAGCCACCCAGCGTAGCGACCAGCGCGAACAGACCTAGAGTTTTCATCGCATGCTCCTTTAGAACAACCAATCAATGCCGAATTTACCCGCGGGAGCGACGAGGCTCATGTTGGGTTCGCCGATGCTGACGCCGTTGGGCAGCGTGAAGGCGGTGCCGAAGTTGCTGACGCTGGCATCGACGTGGCTGATGCCGCCCCGCAGGAAGAAACGCAGGTGACGCTGTGAGCCAAGCTCGAGGCCCAGCAACGCACTCTCGTAGGTATAGGCGACGGTCGGGCTGTTCTTGATGCCCGGGATCGTCGACGGAAAGAAGCCGCCCGCCTCACCCGTCAGCGTCAGCGACACCGGGAAGTGGAAGGGATCGAGGGTGACGTGGCCCGACAGGCCCTCACCCACGTAGTTGTAGTTGCCGCCCACGCCCAGCTTCAACCACGGGAGCCAGGGCGACACCAGCACGCCGGCGCTGGCACCGCTCGGGAAACCCGCGTCGAGGTACAGGCCCGCGTGGAGCTGGTGCGGGTGCAGTGAGGCGCGGATGTCGGGGTGGTACTCGGTGGGAGAGTAGTACTCGTAGTTGCCCCGATGGTACCACTGATCGTGGGTGTGATCGCCGACGGGTGCCACGGTCGCGGGGGCAGGCACCACGGGTGCAACTGCTGGCGGTGCAACCACGGGCTCTTGCGTGCCGACTTGGTTCACCAGATCGTTCGCAACCTGCACGTCGTTGTGCACGACGGTCGACGCCTGATCCGCGACGTCGGCGCTGTTGGTACCCTTGTCCTGTGCCATGGCGTTGGTCGCAACACCCACGCAGCACAGGGCAACGCACAGACCTATCAACGTACTCTTCATGAACGAACTCCTTGGGTAGAGAGTTAGATCCTAAGTCGAGCTGCGTCCAATTTACACCCGCTCAATGGGCGCGGGGTGACTTGAAAGTCTTGACGATGACGTGCTGTACGAAGTACGACACGACCCACGCGTTGTAGGAAAGTGTCAACAGCCTGATGATTGTCAACGCATTAACGTGGGGCGGCGAGTGTGCCAGACACCAGCCCGTGTAGAGCCCGATGAGCAGGTTGACCCACAGCGACAGGCGAGGCGACGGCTGCTTGAGCTTGTTGATCCATGCGCATTGTGATGAGGGTGGCTTGATGAAGTTCATACTTCTTAACGGCGAAGGCCCGGCCACCGTGAGATGACCGAGCACACCGAGACGTCTACGTCTGTTACTTCTGGATCTTCACGAGGCGAATGACAATCGTGTCGACGCGTCGGTTGCTCGCATCGTTCGGGGCGCCCACGCCGCCGAAGGCGACCGGGTGGATCATGGTGCGATCGACCTTGCCACTGTTGACGAGGACGTCTGCGACCGCGTTGGCGCGGCTATTCGACAGTACGAGGTTGTGCGTAACTTCGCACGCACTGCACTCCGACGAGGCATAACCCTCGACCATCAGCATGTAGTTCTTCGCACCGGGAGCAGCATTGTACTGCGAGGCGAAGTCGGTCAGCATCGCCTGAGCGTCTGCGCTGACAACGAAGCTGTCCTTGTCGAACTGTACCGACGGTGCCAACAGTGCCGTGCCGTCGTCGGCCGCGGGAGCGGGCGCTGCGACAGGGGCAGCGGGAGCGGGCGGGCAGGCGGGTGCCGGTTCCTGCACCGTGATGACGCCGAGGGTGCGCTTTGCGTGCTTCGACGGGAAGTCGAACGACATGCTGACGCCTGCGGTGCCGACGCTGGTGTCTTGGCGAGAGAGCAGCGCCGTCTGCTTGTCAGCGGCGTTGTAGGTGTCGAGCACTTTGTCCCAGCCCACGTAAAGGCCGAGCCACGACGAGTGCTCCTGATTGAGGGCGAAGTCGACGCCGACCTGCGTCATGAAACCCGGGTTCCAGATCGCCGCCTGTTTCGCAGCGCCGAGCGAACCTTGAATGTAGGGCGACCAGCCGGCCGAGCGCGCGCCCTGCAGGCGGACGGTGCCGTCGAACTGCCACATGACAGCGCCTTCGGTATTGGGGGTGGACTGCGGCAGAAACACCGCCGACACCGTCGGACCGACTGCGAGGTTGGGGATCAAGGCGATGAGGCCGTCGACCTCACCACTAGCGCCGAACTTGAAGCGATTGTGGTCGACGATGTCGCCGTTGGGGGCGCGGAGCTGAAGCGCCGGGCCGCCTTCGACGTGGAGCGAGAAGTCCTCGGCCGATGCGGCGGAGGTGACTGATGCCAGCGCGATTGCGGCGAGCACCGTGATGATACGTTTCGACATGTGTTGTTCTCTCCTTGGAATGGTTTAGTTGTATGCTGTAACAACCTACACCATGTAGGTTGTGGTGTTCACTGACCGATTACGGATTGGGCGGCGGAATATACTCGGCCGGTTTCTGGTAAGGTAGGAAGGCCAGTGAGTAGGGACCGCGGGTCGGGTTGGCGCGCGACAGGTAGTCATGCCAGAACTCGGCGCGGAATTTCTCCTCGTCGCAGAAGGGCATGCAGCAGTCAGCTCCCGCGTTGTCGAGGATGTACCAGTAGTGATTGGGAGTGGTCATCGTAAATCTATGCAATGATATCGAATGCGCATTTACTTCATCTGACGATACGAACGATACTGCTCAATAGCACAACCCCACCATACCCTGTCTGCACCGTGCTTCATTGTATAGAATTGCGAAACGCTGGCCAGGCTAGACTGCATGTGCGCCTCATCACCCACCTGTAGTCTATTATAGGAATAGGCATGAGCTAGTTTCGATGGCTCACTAACTTCTGATGCCAACACCAAACCAACATTTCTACCGGTAGAAACTGCAAAATCAAACCACGGATTGAAATGTTCAATCTGTTTTTGTGGATCACTAAAATAGTCCTGCACTACAACGTAGTCCGCAACATAAATCATGTGCTGACCTTCTTTCATTGTGTGTCCATCATAAACAACGTCCAGCGCTTGATTATTTTTAGGATCTGCAAACCAGTACGGAGGGCTAAATCCAACTGGCGTGCCAGTTTTTATTTTTAGTGCCCTTATTAGATCCATCATGCCTATCGCATCGGCTTGCGTATGATGTCCAGCACTACCAGACCAATACTCAGCGTCTAGCAACACACCATCGATTTTATCAGATGATACTGAATTATATTGAACTACTGCTTCGCCAACGTTTTCAACAACCCATTGTTTTTTGGAACCGTAATCTGAATTACCAAACAATGCATGAACTTTTATTCCGTTGGAATGCAAACTATTGAGTAGATTTTGAACTGCGACAAAATCTTTTTTTACAAGTAAGTGACTATACAATGATGCATATACTACGTTGATTTCCTTTACTTTACAAAAAGTTACTAAACTGGTAATTTCCTCTTCTGAGTTAGCAACATCATCCCACACAAATAGTCCACGCACAGAATCGTTGTTTATGACTGTCATTTTTTTCTCCTCTAATGAAAATGTTGGCTTTTTAGCGTGAACTTCTCTAAAATAGAGATTGCTACTTACACACGAAGACAGTACTAGAGCTATAAGCGATAAAATTTTCATTTTAGCACGTATTGACTGTTCTTTTTGTTAGACCAATCTGCATAACCGTTACGAACATAGGGCACTCTTTCATACCAAGATCCCCACCAAAGACCGAACGGAACATCACCATATCGTAATGAACGAATACACATTGATAGGAATCGCTGAACACGAAATGCAATTGCAATTCGCTGACTTCCACCAGTTATCAACGTAGAAGCTGGTGTGAATTTAACATTGTTTCCTTTCCACAATACGTCTTTCATAAATCCCCAAATACCTACGGTTGCACCGAACACGAGAGAAAACAAACCAGCCGTTGGTAACGCAAGCAACACCGCCCAATATCTACGTCGTTCAGTATCCATTGCAAGTGCGGTCAATGTAAGAATGAGATTACAAATAAAACTCAACGTCATACCCACCATCAAACAATAGAAGACGTTGGAGGCTTCACCAAATATGACGAATGGAATTATAACGTATGTCAGCAACACTCGAAAGAAAATTATTCCAACAATAGATAGCTGAAACATAAACGGAAATCCAGTGTCCCAGCAAAACAAAAATGCTTTTGAGAATCTCAAATTTAATTCAATTCTCGAGCTGTTCCATCGTTTTCGTTGAAGCCACAATCCCTTAATAGAAGGAGGAACATAAGTATAAGCTTTCGATTCTGGATCGTGATTATGCGTTCGTTCAATAAACCAAGAGCGAAGCAATCTGCCAAACGCATGAAGTGGAGATCTTGGCAACTCAAGAACAAACCTATTGTCTTGCCAAGTAGAGATTGAAATTACAACCGCCATACTTGTATCATCTGTGTTTCCTGTCAACAATTGAGGAATTGGCTCAGCGCTAGATTCTGCAAACGTAGGAAGAGGAATTCCCACCCACCAACGTAGCCAGTCAATAAATGTAATGGATCTTATGTAACCCATAAACTTAGGAGCATCCAATAGAATCTCACTCCAAGTAGCGTAAATAGCTCCTGGCACTCCAATGTAAGGAATAACACCCAAATTGCTACGAGCAACACCTGACATCATAAACATACGAGCAACATTGAGATAGATCTGATTTTCAATCGTAAAGAATGAGCGCCAACCTTGCCATAACACGTGCGAGTGAACCATCGGAGTTCCGGCAATAGTTCGCCTTTTGTTACCGGTAATTGGGTGTGGAGTATTTAGCTGAGATGCCATTCTATTGAGAGCTTGCTCACTAAGAATAGAGTCAGCGTCGATGCTAAAATAGATGGTGGGAAAGGATGACACCGCGCCACTAGCAACAAGGGCTTTCATATACTGTGCCCCACGATCGATAGCCATCATTTTGCTACGACGAACCTCATCATATGTGAGGTGCAGTTTTACAGTGTTAGAGTACGATCTTGAATCGAGCCAGTTAGCTAGTTGTGCAAATAATTTTTGATTCTCGTTCTTCCCATCAATACTAACTATGATATACAAATCATTGGGGTATTGATTAGAAGCACAACTTTCTACTGTGGCAATGATGGCGGTATAATCTTCTTCGTTTCTAAGCAGCGATGGAATGATTACAAGTCCAGTAGGGCAATTGCCCATATTCTTGGGCGTATGTGAAGAATTGCCAGATACCAACCTTCTGAATGCTGTACGAAATACTACAGGAATGTAGTGGACGTTGAGCAAACAAAGACTGACTACGAGTGCAAAAATAACAACCCATGCAAGATGCATGGAATCATGCAAACGCCAAAGAATAGTATCCATCTGATGTCCTTTAGTTTCGGATTCTTAGAATCGTACTTTTCATTGAAGCATCATGATCTGCATCATTTAGCTCAACTGCAATAAATTGTCCTCTTGTTTGCCCCGTTCCAAAAATTGCGGGAAGAACTGCCTCACCAGAGATAATTTCTTTCACTTTTCCAACTTCCTTACAATTGAAAACTCCCCAAACACAATTCATCACTTTCGCACCCACAACAATATTCTTCAAAGCAGAATATGGTGCAAAGCTCAAATCTACGTTACTATCAATTGCCTTGAAAATAGGCCGCGATCGCAGATCGCTCTCTAGCGACTCAATCTTCTTCAATTCTTCCTGATCTTTTTCCTTCTCAGCAATCTTCGTTCTCTGCAATTCTTCCGTCTGCAACAACTGCACCTCGACCGTAATCAATGAGTTCAATACCATGACCTGATCGGGCATCGGCATCTTGGTGCCCTTACCCGCAAGTAGCGCCTGCTGACCCATACTAGCCTGTTTCAACTGTAGGTCGCTAGCCATACGCGTCCTGTCATTTTCGAACTGTGCTAGTTTCAGCGAGTCAAGCGCCTGCACCTCGCGGTCATAATCAGGACGCGCGATCAACCCGCCATTCATATTCAATTTAGCGTCTTCAACTAGCTGCTCTTGACGAGCAATCATGTTTTGTAACTCATCCTTCTGTGTCGCAATGACCTTAACATCGGCGTTACCCATCGTCACTTGCGCACCTGTCAAGTTGCTGGTCCACGTCAGTGCATGACTAATGGTGTCACGCAATTCGATCAACTTGATCGTTGCTTGTTCACCTGCATTGATGTCGCCCTCGGCTTCCGTCAATGCCTGTTCGGCAATACCCTTCTGTAACATGATTTGTTCCAGCTTCAAACGTGCGTCGAGGACGAGATCGTTATTAGGCGACAAAATCGCCGGGGCAACGAAGGAATCGGTAGTGACAAAATAGCCCTCTCGCACCATGGCGCCGCAGCCACCCACCATTGATGCTAATGCCACAAACGAGAAGACACGCGTCTTCCAAAACCGCCCCACGTTAATTTGTGCAGAGGCGCGTGCAGTTTCCATGGTCTGTTCCATTGTCATATTCCCTCTCTCGTTACTTTCATCACTTCCACGCCGACAATTGCCGACGTAGTTCGATCAAGTACAACCTATCACTCACCGCATCCATGTGCTGAAGCTCAACGACGCCTAATGTGCTCATAGCATTGGGTGCTTCAATATGAAGCTTTAACTGCTCACATAGGTCATTAAGTTCACTGATACGCTTGTCAAGCGTGACGATTTCGGCATCCGCAGATTCGATGCCCACCTGAATGCCATCTTGTAAACGCCGAACCTGATCAGCAAGTTCGTAACGAGCATATTGCAGTTCGTGCTGGCGGGCTGAGAGATACTTGCTCTCATCAGCCCCGCGGACGAAACCCCCGAAATTATACTGCACCGTCACCATGCCAAACCACGCCGCCGAACCACCGTCGCCCATGGGCGGGACAACGCCGCCTGACACGCTGATAGCCCATGGATCGATCGATCTGAGTCGTGCCGTCTCTTTCTCATATTCCATTGAGTAGCGTTGTAATCGCTCGACGATCTCTGTCGACGAGCGTGGTGTAACGACATAATCCTTCGTTTCGATGAGTGACAGTTGACCCTGCGCTGCGGCGAGCTTGCGTTCAAGCAGATCGATGCCTGCCTGTACAGCAGCGAGTTCGATGATCGTGCTGTGACCAATCACAAGGCGTTTATGCACATTGGTGAGAATGTCGTTCATATCGTCGGCATGGAACTTGAGGTACGTCACCTCGGCCTGCAATGCAGGTGCTCGGCCGACGTCATTCATCATCTCCAAAAGATTTTGGGCATCGACCATGGCCGAGTGTTGCAGGCAATCCTTATTTGCGACGGCTTGTTCGACGGTGCCCTTGTAGGCATCGAGCGGGCTCCACAATAGTGAGCTACGAACCTGATAACCACCGGGAGTTTCTGATCCACCAACCGCGACGACGCCCGGTGCCCCCGCCGGGTACTTGATGCCCTGCACCTGCAGCGACGGCGAGAACAACAACCACGCATCAGCATGGGCGCGGGCCTGCACCTTGTCGCAATAATCACGATCGTGAATATCCTTGTCGTGACCCGTTTCCTGCGCACTGGCGGTGCCAACGACGCCCAGCCCCACCAGCAGTGCGGCGAGCGAGCTAAACAGTCTCTTCGGGTTCATCAGCGTACTCTCCGTCTTTGCGTTGAAACAACTTGGTGTGGATCGTCATGGGTTGGTTGGCACCGCCCTCGACCACTTCAACTTCGATGTTGAAGGCGGAGAACATGGCCAACACCGCCTGAATTTCCGTGTGCTTATAGACCTGCATTGCACTGCTTTCTAGCGTTGAAAGACCATTATAGACCTAAGTGAGGTGACCTTGCACTACGACGGGGTAGCACCCATCGAACACTCGTTTATCTAAGCGACCCAGGTTGCTGTCACTAACCAGTGCCTTGCCGATGCGCGTGGCACCGGCACTTGTGTAGAGCCACGTCAGCTCGTCATTGTCACGACTGATCAACAGGTGTACACCGCCGATGGGCAACCAACGGTTCATCACCGATGACCAGACATATTCATCACGGGCGATGGGCTTATCGCTCGACTCGTAGCGCCATTCGATCATGTCTCCGGGCTTCATGTTAGCAACACTGTAGAAAGGATCCCAAGCCGTGAGGTGGGTTGCACGTGCCTTTGCCATGTAGGGAGGGGTCACTTACAGCCCACCTCACGGCTTGGGATCAGGGGTTTTTACAGGGGTGTGCGGGTGCCTCGTCGGCGGTTCCACTCGGCCAGTGCAGCGTCAGCGAGCACGGCGGCGTCCTTGATGAATTCATCGCGGTATGAACCGCCAACATCAGAACCCCAGAACTTTGCGGCGATGGGCATCGCCGCCTTCATGAACTCGAGCCATGCCGCATCATCGCCATCGAACTTGAAGTCGTCCTTGAACTTTTCCATGTCAATGGCACTCCAGCACGGTGCAGTCGAAGGGGGCGACGTCACCGGTGCACCGCATGGTGCAGAAACCCCCGCGACTGCCGCACGACAGGGGCCCGCTGCACGCCTGTTCTTGGTTGGGGACGGTGACATAGTGGGTGGCGACGGGCTTGACGGGGATGAGGGGCGCCCCCGCGCTTGAGGCGCAGCCGGCGAGGATGATGAACGCGGTGACAGTGAAAGTTCGAAGGTGATTGTTCATGGGTGTTTTCTTTCGGCGGGCGGTGACGCCAGACGACTGTGTCCGTTGCAGGTATTTGTCGCAGTGCAAGACATCGCAAAGTGCAAGACATAGAACGCAAGGCAAACAAGCACGATGATGAAGGCCCACGCGAGGAAGCTGTTTTTCATGGTGTTCTCACAGTGAGGGGCGAAACTTTCGACGAGACGTATTCTGACACATCTTGCAGTACTGTGCGCGGGGATTGAACCAATCCCACGCCAGTTCTTGGTCGGGTGCCGTGGCGCAGTTGGGCCCGGCCTTGCACTTGCGTGGTTTAGGTTGTTTCATGGGTTGAACGGACAGCGTTCATTTAGTCACCAGCGCAACAATGACGAAGATGATGACGACGATCCCGACGCCGCACATCGCGCCGAGCATGAGGCCAAAGACGATGTTCATTTAGTCACCAGCACGAAGATGAAATGACCGCCATGATCGCGATGCCAAGCAACACGCCGAGCAACGAGCCGAGCAGAATGCCAAAGCCGATGTTGATGTTGTTCATGTTAGTTGCACAGGTGCAGTGCCCAGAGGCTGACGGCGAAGGCGAGGGCGCCGGCGCCTATGATGGCGATGATGATGGCGTTGTTGTTGATGAACTGTTTCATGATGGACCTTTCTTTGGGTATTCGTGGACACCAAAGGCCCACCCCCTCGCCACCAATCCTACTTTGCCCAACCTCGGTGTTCAATGGCTCATGCCTTCCGCGCACACCAGGAAATCCCCACCACGTCACACGGGTGTGGTGGTGGCGGTGTAAACCACGTATGCATCATGGTGTATCCAACCCACCTTGTCGCCGAACAGCACCAGTTCATAACCCCCCGCCCCACGCGTCGCCGACACGATGAGGCCCACTTCACCGCGTTGCACCACCGCCACGAGACCGACCGCCTTCGCCGTCAGCCACAGGCCATAGTGGTTGTAGCTAGCAACGACGAGGCGACCGGGCAAGTAATTCATCACTGCACCGCTGCCAACGCGCGGTGGTGGATCCACCCCCACTTATCACCGAACAGTGCCACGACGTAGCCCGCACCGCCGATCGGCGATACGATGAGGCCCACCATGCCGCAGCGCACGACAGCACCATCGCCGACGCGAGAGCGGGTGGCGAGGTCGGTGTTCATGTCGATCGTCCACAAGTGATAGTACTCAAAGGCCACGCGGGCGAGGCGACCGGGCAGGTATTCAAGCTGCTGACTGCTCATTGTCAAGCTTAGCATACAAGCGCCAGAACCCATACAGGATCAGTGCACAACAATCAAGGGGTAGACTACGCAGGTCTTGGTACGCGTCCGACGCCAACTGTTTTACGCTTCTTTTCATTTCTACCTCGAGTGTGGTGCCGGCAGCGAATCACAGTGCGCGGGGCAGGTGACCCCTAAAGTCGACTGCAAAACCCTCGAAGGTGGCGGGCAACGCCGCGGGTCGACCCGCATTGCACCAGACCAACAGCTGATACGTGCCGGTGCACGTGTCGGCCAGGCCGATGCAGGGCGCGTCGGCCCCTTTCGGGGTGGCCTTGACCAGCTGCGCGCGGAGGTCCTTCTGTGCCTGCAGGGCCCGGGCATAGGTCTCGGCCTGTTCGACGGGCATGGGCGGGTGGATGGGTGACAGGTCGCGGCGTTCCTTCTTGCTACGTTTCTTCATGGGATGCGGGTTCCTTTCGTTCGACGAGGGCCTCAAGTTCGAAGTAGGTGGCCGCGGGGTCCCACTGATTGCGGACGAGGCCACGGACGGGGTAGACGCTGACGACGCGGTCGCCGGGCTGCAGCATGGCCGCCAGCGAGGCGGCAACGTCGAGGCGATCGAAGGTGTGACCCGACGTAGGCTTGGTCAGCTTCAGTGGGACGACGACATAAGATGCCATCAGTTCAACCTCGGATCACGTTCAATGGAAACGTCGCGCTGAGCGTGGGCGACATCGTCGCGGGTCGCCGGCACGTCGGGCATGCCGACGATGCCCAGCGTCCACACCCCGGCCGTGTGAGGTAGCTGCAACGATGCAGTCAGCGCGCGGCCCACTGCATCCAACACCTCGTCAGCGTCGGCGAGCGCATCGGTCGACAGTTCAAGGGTGACAATGAAACGACGATTGCTCATGGGGAATTCCTCACTTCTTCGGACGAGGGCACCTGTCGCAGCGAAGGGCGCCGCGGGTGTGCCGCCACGTCGCAGTGCGGTGACACAGGTCACAGTCAACGGGCGGGGCGATGGGCGACCACTTGTCGAGGCGAGGGTCGATGGGCCACTGTGGCATCAACGAATAGACGTCGTCGCGGGGAGCAAAGACGGAACCCTGTGCCTTGATGTTCTCCACGACCTTACGAGTTGACTTTTTCACTGGCCCAACGTCGCTGCGCGACTTGGGTGCATGACGTTTTGTCACTGGCACCTCAACGCTGCGCGGAGCTCAGGCGCCGCAAAAGCGGTGCACATGAGAACCAGGGCGATGCTGCAAACGGCGATTAGGACGAGTAAAAAGCTGATGTTCTTCACGGGCACCCCGCATCACAGGTATGAAGTTGCTTCTCCAGGCGGTCGAGGCGGTCGTCGACAGTCGCTGACCATTCATGCGGGATATGTTCATGTAGGGCAGGAGGTGAAGGCGCGAGCTCGGCTCCCGCCCGGGCGGCCAGCCTAATGATGGCGTCGCGCGTGCACATGAAAAACACGGTGCTAGCACAGACGCCGATGATGTAGATGAGCACAATGTGGTTCTTCACGGGCACCCCGCTAGGACGTTCATCGAACAGATGTCGTGGAGCCGTTTCTCGACAGCGTCGAGACGGGCGGCATCAGACGGTGGAGTGTGATGTTGGACCAGCGTGTTGGTGCCCAACGACGATGGATGATTGTCGAGGAGCTCAGGCCTGCACATGAAAAACAGGACGAGCGCGCCGGCGCAGAGAATGATGAGAAATGTGCTAGCATTGTTCATCTATCGTCTCCTCGTGACCGTTTATACGCTACGTGTGACAGCGTGCACATGATGACCACCCAAGCGATGGGCACCATGATGATGGCAAAGATCACCCACCTCACTGGTGCTCCCGCATGACGACGTCGGAAGTGAGGGTCCCGCCCTCACCAGCATCACCGAGGTGCTCCACCGCGGAGATGGCCAGGCATGTCAAGTACACCGACAGAGAGGCCCAGGCCAGAATGCACATAACGTTGACGGAAATGGATGGACCGCGCATCATCGGTGTTCACCTCGCGTCTTCGACTTGCCGCGAAACCTGCTGCGAAAAGGGGTAGCGCGTTCGGCGTACAAGGCCCCATACATCGCAGTGGTGATCACCCACAGGCGTTCGCCGGGGCGCAGAGCCTTTTGTTCGGCGAGAACGCCATGGCGTTCGGCAATGGGAATGATGCGGTACGAGTAGCTGTCCATGATCAGATCCTAACACGGTTGGTGCAGTGTTTGCACTTGTTGCAGTGGGAGCGAATCGCTAGCGATTCGCTCCCACCTTCGGCATCAATACCAGCACGTCTGGTTGGCGATCTGGTCAGCGGTGCACTTGGGCCCGATGCAGTACGGGCGGTCAGCCGGGCCCTCGCCGTCGTTGGCGATGCAGTTGCAGCCCGTCGGCCCGCAGACGGTAAGGGCCAGCGCGGTGGCAGTGAGGGTGCCGCCCTCACCAGCAGTAACGAAGCACTGGCAAGGCACCGAGGTGCCGGTACCCGCGAGCCGCGCACAACCGATGCCACCGCCGCCCGGATAGGCACGAGGAACCATGGTGGGGGTGGAACCCCCACTCGCACCAGCACAGGGATCGGGCAGTGGCGCGGCGTCGGTTTGAAGCACGGCCATAACCGGCGCATCGGGCCCGGCATCGACTTCGGGGACACTGACCATGGTACCTGCATCGATATCGACGGCGGTGAGGGTTGAACCCTCACTGGCAGCGTCGGGAAGCGGGGTCGATGGTGGGGCTGGTGGGGGCGTTGCCCCCACTGGCACCGTGGCGGCATCAGGTAAAATCCCCGCCTCAGGCGAAGGGGATTCCTTCGCCGGCACCGACGAAGCGCTTGGGGGCGACACGGTGGGGGCAAGTGAAGGGTCGGTGGGGCTGGTGGGGGTGGAACCCCCACTGCAGGTATGGCCGGCGCAGGCACTCGTCAGCTCGGGGGGCGCTGCCGGGGGCGCGCCGCCACAGGCAACCAGTGGGAGCGTTGCTCCCACCAGGCAGGCCATCGTCATGATTCCTATCGTCCTCATGATCTAACTGTAAGCCAGAAGTCAGTGCGCTTGCACTCCCCGTCGAATTATACTCGGGGTGTAATTCACGTCCTGAAGTCCGTGAGGACTGAAGCAATTTCGTCCCTTCATGACAATCACCAGCCCAACGTCCCGAAGGGACTTGGGTGCACCGGGTGCGTGACGTGCTGGGCACGTCACCAGCCCAGTGTCTTGCCACAGTTGCCATCGAAACAACCTGACGCCGCCAGGCCCGCCAGGGTGCCGCCGACGAGGACGGTGGCGGCGACGGCGATCCACGGCCACTGCACCGAGGCGACGGTGGTGTGGCGCTTGTGGATGGGCGGTACCGCGGCAGGGGTCGCCGCTTGAGCATAGACGATGGCCTGGTTACTGTTCGTCGGCGACCACGTTGAAGCAGCAAAGCCGGAAGTGGGGTGTGCAGGCGGTGGGGGCTGTGCCCCCACCTGATACTCGAAGACGGGCCCAACCAGGGTGCCGCCGCAAGCAGAGACCTGGAGAAGGGTGAGCAACAGGATCAGGGTGCGCGGTGAGGGCCAGTGTCGGGAACCGACATGACCCAAAAGGGTCACCCAGTTCCTGGGCCCGACACTCACTTCAATGGCCATGCCGGCATCAAGGCACGGCATCAATAGTTCCACATGCGCCAAGTTTTGTCGTCGGGGTACCACAGGTACAGGGCATCGATCGACGGTTGGTAGGCCATCAGGGCCTTGTCGCCGCTGACCGAGGGCCCGTCGGCGTCGGTGATCTCCTGATCGGGATCGCGTTCGGCGAGGTCTTCTTCGTCGTCGTCGGTCGTCGCGCCGCTGGGCCCGATGTTGGGGATGACAGTGGAAGCGAACTCCGTCGGCGCGTCACCGAGAAAGTCCTGCCTGGCCGCGGCCAGCGAAGGTGAATTCTTCAGCTGGCCCACGGCCAACTTGTCTTGCGGCGGGACGGTGGCCCAAAATGCTGTCATGTCCATGGTGGTAAGTATGCCTCACTTTGCTTCACGGGATTTTCGTGTGGGCGCGGTGAATGTGGTGAAGTGGGAGCTTCACTCCCACCTGCTCTCGCGCTACATCATACATCACAAAGCCACACAGATGCACACAGATGGGCTGATTAGGCGCGGGAATTGCACGTGATTTGTGCGATGAGGTCAAGCTCGAGCCTCCCCCAGAAAGGCCCCACAAAGGTTGCCTGCCCCTCCAGGGCCATGGGGTGGGGCCATGGGGTCTCGACGGGGCCCCGCCGTGGCTCTGCGGTGGGCCCTCAACCGGCCGCCCGCTCAGGGGGTCGCTCACCCGTGGTGCCGCGGGTCGTGCTGCAGCATGTCCATCCCCCGCTCGTCGGCCGCCGGCTCCACCGAGCCCGTCTCACAGCACGCGGCATCGACGAAGGCGACCCTGACCCGTGCCGTCACCTCGAGGGGTTGATGGCAGTGCCCGCAGTAGGCGTCGACGGTGTCGCCGTCGCAGTAGCTGGCCGACACCCGCGCCCAGACGTGGCCCTGCACTCCGCAGCTCGGGCACTGCAGCTCCAGTTGGCGCGCCGGGAAGGGTGGTTGCCAGTGCATGCTGTATTTATGGTCTCGGCGCGTTATCTATCCCTGCTGTGCCTTCTGCTGCGCCAACTTCACTGCCAGCTTCACCTTGACGTGGTTGTTCTTGTGGGCGGCCAGTTGAGCGTGCTGCTCGTCGGTCAGCGTGTCCCACTGCTGGCTGATCAGTCTTTCTGCTCGCGCCCTCGTCAGCCCCTGCTGCGAGGCCTTGATCTTGAAGCTGTTGAGCTGTCTCGCCTTTTTATTCACCGCGCACCGTGACTTTCTGGATCTGTGATCCGAAGAATGTTCAACTTTGGGAGGCCTATTTGGGATCGATGCTGCCGGTGACGCGCTGGGTGAGGGTGACCTGTGGGTCGGTGGCGTCGGACTGCGGTGGGCAAAATGGGCCGGCGCTCTCGTCGAGGCCGAGGGACACCGCACCCGGGTGCTCGTCATCGAAGAAGCCGATGGGCACCGCGTCCGCCAGCCTGCCGATGAAGGTGCAGCGGCGCTTGACGGCGTCGACCTCGGGCTCGGTGGGCTTGTCGGCTCTGTTGTAGTCCTGGCCCTTGCTCAGCAGGTTCGACAGCAGCAGTTGGTGGCAGAATTCTTTCCTGGTCATCCGGCGTTGCTCCTCTTCACTTCGGTGTGGCTTCGGCGCGGCACAGCTGCCGCAGGTCGTGGTTGTGGATCAGCTCGCACTCGAGGGGGTCGTGGCCCACCACCGCTCGGCAAAAGTGCCGGTGGTCGGGGTCACTGATGGCCTCACACTGTGTCGTCGAATTGTGGGTGGGAGACGGGTGGGCCTGAGCGGGTGACAGCAAAGTGGTGCCGACGAGTGCCGGCACCACCCACTGCAACATCACCTTCACGCCGATGCGGACTGTTCGGTCGCTTCGTCATTCGCGAGGACTGCGTCGCTGGTGAACAGGTAGACGGGTTTCTTGACGCCGTCGAGCTGCACGTACATGCGGATGCGCTGCGACTTGGTGACGGTGCCCGTGCGGCCCACGTAGCGGGGGTCGCCCGACACGATGGTGACAGTCTGGCCCACCGACGGGCGGGTCGCCGCGGCGCGGGACGTCGCCTTGACGCGGTTGAAGTGCTGCAGGTGGCCGGCGAGGATGCCCAGCTCGAGGGCCGACAGGCTCGCCGTCGCCTCGTTGAAGATGAGGGAAGCGGCGTCGGACAGGGTGCCTAGGCGCTCGGCGGCCTTCTCGACCTTCTTCATGTGGGCCGTCGCCTTGGGCGCTGCGGCCGCTTTCTTTGCCTGGCGCGCTGCACGTTTGGCGGCGGCGGTGGCTGCCTTCGCTGCCTTGAGGGCGAGCTTGGCCTCGTCGGTGGCCTTGGGAGCGCGGGGTGCCCGGGGCGCCTTCGCGGCCTTGGGGGTGCCGTCGGCAGAGATGACCTTCTCACCGCGCGCGGCCTTGCGTGCCTTGGCAGCGTTGATGGCCTTGTCGATCTCGGACGTGCTGGTCGGGTCGTTCTGCGTGTCTGACATGGGATGTTCCTTTTCCTGTGTTCCTGTTGGAGGGAGTTCTGGTGAGGGGAGCGCCCTCACTGTGTGGACTGCTTCATCCACCATCAAGTACCATTCTACCACGTACGGTGAGGAGTTTACACCGTTGAGGCGCGGAAGTCACGTCGTCGGCGAATGTCGTAGACCACACCGGTCAGCTCGGCAGCGACCCGAGCGTCTGACTTGTAGTGGTAACCCTGCGCCTGGTAGATGTTGGTGGTGACCCGGGTGTCGACGTTCACGTTGGTCAAGTAGACATTGGGTAGCTTGGTGATCACCGAGGGCGCCGGCTGCAAGTTGATGCAGATGATCCACTCCATCTCGAAGCTGCTGTTGGGGTCCATGATCTAACTGTACCACGGTTTACTTGAGACTTGCACTACTCACGTTGTCTGCCAGAATTACACTCCGGGTATAATTCATGGACAGTGCAAGAGACCACCCGTTCCTGGTAGGATTAGATCATGGACCCCACTTTCTGCCCCGGTGACCACCTCTGGCACACCCGGCTCATCAACAACATTCCCACCGAGCCCCTCATCGAGCTCGAGTGCTGCTGGTACTGCGACGGCCAGTGGGTCCACACCGTCACCCTCGACAGCGACGGCAACCTCATCGCCCAGTCACACGTCATCGAGGTGCCGTAGGGGTCACCCCGTAAGGTCGCATAAACCCCTGCACGCCCGGGCGCCACGTGCGACCCGATACGCGATCTTTCGGGTGCACGCAGGCGGACGACACGCGTCGTTGTAGCGACCTGCGATGCGAGCACACACGCTCGACGACACCCCTGCTCGCGAGCGAGCGCTCGAGTGAAGTGCGCCCAAACCCACGAGTTGTTGTCGGGCGCACGACGACACGACACGTGCTCGCGAGAGCAATTGAACATCTTCAGATCACCACAACGCCCGGAGCAGAGACCACCATGAAGAACGCACAAGACCACATCCCCATCACCGTCGTCACCGCGAAGCTCCACTGGGTCGCCAACGACGCGGTGACCAAGGCACTGCAGGCCGCCCTGCAGCGGAAGCCCACCATGGTGGCAGTCGATGGCCAGAGCTACTACTGGGCACAGCGAGCCACCACCATCAGCTTCCACAGCAAGCAGTCGCTGGCCGCCCGTCGCCACAACACGCTGGGCCGCGTCATGGCAGTGGGCAGCTACCTGGGCATCGACGGCAACTTCTACATCGTGTAAGGTGCACCCAATGCCTGGACCAGCAGCGCCTTGCAACGAAGGACGCGATGCGCGAGCAACGTGCGAGACAATCCCACCCGCATGAGCGGAGGTGCAGTTGGGTCGGCTATTTGCAGCAGCCAGACTGAGCACGTGGGCGGCAGATTTGGCGGACGCACCGTGTGACGCAGAGGGGATGGGTGAAGTCACTTCACTTGGCGACGAGCTCTCTCGCTGCGACCTCGCAGATCGACAGCGAATATATTCGTTACGAATGCTCTCGCAATGCTCAGCCGTCACGCGGTTCACCTCCACGCTTCATGGTGCCCCTTTCACCCCTTCACGCAGCCTCCAGCGCCCGTCAAACCGTGGACACCGTAGCCTATCACCATACGTGCCTACCACACATCAGTGCCCCTCTCGCACCCTCAAATGATCAATCATCACATGCACGCGCCTGCGTGTGGTGCGACCACACGCCCGCCCAATCTTAACGCGCGGGTCCAACCCCCACCTGGGTTGGCTCGGCCGCAGCGACCTGCGAGATGTGTTGCTAGCCCCATGATCATCACCCCAGTGTCGATTCCCGACGACGAACGAGTTCATCGCACGACGACCGACATGCCAGTGGGAGCCAAACTCCCACCGAAGGCGCCTCGGTTCCCGAGGCCAGGTACGTTGGTCTTCACCGATCCGACCCCCGCCTTGCTGTTTGCCTGTTCGCACGTCATTGCCTGGCCCGATGGTTGCTCAGTCACGGCGAACGATGACGCACTTAGTGCACTCGAAGTGGGTGACACCTGCCTGTTGTTGGCAGTGAGTCCCTTTCCCGGCGCGAGCACGTCCTATGCCCGTGTCTTTGTCTCACGTTTGCAGCGAATCTGTTGGGTTCGCCTCGATTCTTTGGGGGAGGTCTAGATGCAGATGATGCCCCCGGTCCAGACCCTGTTCTTCACCGCGCAGCCCGGCCTCCTGTGGCGTCGCATGCACCCCGAGGGCCCGGGCTGTGGGATCTCCACACCGATGACTTGTGGGCCGGCGACGCCTGTCTGCTGTTGTCTACATTCAACCGGGGGTCACCCCCGACCAGCGCAACGTCGCCTATGTCTGCGTCCTTGCCTCCCGCCTCATGAAGGTCGGCTGGGTTCGGCACGACATTCTGTCATGGTCATCACGGTGATGCAACCCTCCTCCTCCTCCTCACCGCCGGGCACCCTCAAGAGGGTTTGCAGCGTGAACCTGTTGTGGCTCGGTGCGCGGCCTGGCGCGGGCTACGGCATTGACACCGAGGTCCTGCGGGTGGACGATGTCTGCCTGGTGCTGTCGGTCGGCCGTGACGTCGATGATGCCTATGTCTTTGTCTCGCGCTTGCACCGGTGCGGTTGGGTCAAGTTGCGGTACCTGTGTGACATCACCTGAGTGCATACTGTGCCAATACTGGCTTACCATTGACCATCATGGCCACCTCCTCCCCTTCTTTCGAAACCAATGAACTGCTGACCACCGACGACAGGGGCACCATCGTGTCCTTCGACTGTGCCAGTGCCGAGCGCTATGCCTTTTTGCCCGGGCACATCTCGCGGGGCACTCAGGTGCTGGCCAAGGTCGCCTATCATCCCGATGCCCAGCGTGCCTTTTATCGCAGTCGCAGGTGAGTGCACCTTGTCTTCCGTCAAACTTCAACCCGGTCACCTCGTCCCACCCCTCGGTGGCCTGTTGTGGCCACGGGTGCCGTCGCCTGATTCAATCACTAGTGCTGACTACGCGAACCTGCGCGCTGCTGGTAACACCGTCGCCCTCGCCGCGGCCCAGGTCGTGAGGAGACTAGACGGGCAGGTATTTGCCTTCATCGTCACCGGTGAGGGTCAGTTGGGTTGGCTCAACACCTTCCACTTGGAGGTGTTGTGATGTCTGGGTTCGAGCCCGGCACCCTGTTCTTCGCCAACATCGGTGCTGTGCTGTGGGACACCGATCCCATACTGGCCACAGTCGGCACCAATAAGCGGGGCTACGTTACACTCAACGGTGCGGTGCTCATCGTGGGCATGGTCGACCGCGACTGTGGTTACGTCTTCGTCCTCGCTGCAGGTTGCTTTGGTTGGCTCAACAAGTGGGTGCTGTCGTGATCTTCCTCGTCAATCAGACCGCCTTCCTGTGGCCCGAGCTCCCCCGCGCCGCCCATGGGCACGGGCCGATTGAAGTTGTCCACATGGATGACGTCTGCCTGTTGTTGGAGGCCTGGCCTCCGCGTCGTGAGTACATCCGTGTCTTTGCCTCACGGCACCAGCGAGCGGGTTGGCTCCGGACCAGCGCTGGGAGGGTGGTGCCGTGATCCGCGTCGTCGATTGCGATGGATCCGGCCGCCTGTGGGATCGCAACCCTGGAAACTTTCGGGGGCTTGGTGCCCTGAAGGTTGGCGACATGCAGCGTGGCGACGTCTGCCTGGTATTGGGATTCGACGGTGCCTACGTGCACGTCTTTGTCTCGCGCCTGGAACGCAGTGGTTGGCTCCACACGTTCGGTATGAGGGACGCCACGTGATGTTGGTTCCGGGTGACCTGCACGCCGTCAAAAGCCCCCACTTTGCCCTGTGGCGGTTCAGGAATGATAACGGAGGCTCGACTTACGTCATAGGTGATGTGGCCGTGGGTTGCCTGTGCCTCATCATCGCCAAGCGCAGCGACGTCGGCGAGTATGTCGACGTCATCATCGGCGACCAGATCGGTTGCCTTCACTACCTCGCACTGGCATGATGATATCACCGGGCACCATCACCCGGCCCGAGAGGCCCGTGTGGGCGCTCGACATGAATGAACTGCGAAACGCAGGCCCCAACTGGAGCACCAGGCTCCCTGCTGGCACTGTCTGTTTGATCGTCTCGGGCCCCGGGCACCGTGGCTACTTCTGTGTTCTTGCCCTAGGGCGCCTGGGTTGGCTGACCGTCGAGGCATTTTGGTGATCGCCCCCGGTCAACTCAGGAAGGTGGGTGACCTCGAAGGAGGCGCATGGGCGCTGTGGACGTGCGCCGACGGCGCGGACGGCGTGAACCTTGGTTCTTTGCGCCCCGGAAGCCTTGTCTTCATCGTTGAAGTGAACCCGATTGAATTCCGCGTCCGGGTGCTGGCGACCGGACGGCTGGGCTGGTGTCACCGACACGCCGTCGAAGGGGAGGAAGTCAGGTGAAGCTGCAACCTGGCACCTTGGCCGTTATCACCCAACTGCCTTGTCTGTTGTGGTGGTTGGGCGACTGTGACCCCAACAACGCCGTTCACGGCGAGCCTTGCCTCATCATTGGTGCCGGCTATTCCCCCAAGTACGTCATTTGTATCGCACGGGGGCGACTGTGCGAGGTTGCATATGCCTGGTTAAAGTCGCTGTGAATGTTCAACGCTTGAACACTGACCGACACCAGGGGTATGATTAATGGTGTTGTCACCCGCCGACGTGAAGTTCTCTCCGGGCACCTTGACCATGCCGACGCACGCCGCCTGCACATTGTGGTGGATGACAACAGACATCATCGCTTTCGTCAACGAAATGCCCAGCACTGCTTGGCCTGGCGAGTGTTTCTTCGTCATCACCCATTCTAAGGTTGATGCTGATTACGTGATTTGCCTTGCGCGCGGCAAACTGTGTGAGATCAATCGTAACTCCATAGTGGGAGTATGATGCCGTCACCCACCGCGCCCGTCCCAGGAGCACTGATTGAGATCACGGCACCCATCATGGTCAGTTCATCTGATCAGAACGGCACCGTCATCGAAGCCGGCCGGGTCGCGCTGGTCGTCGGTCGTCGATCAAATCACGGTCACCCGACGTTGTTGTTGATCGACGGTCGATTGGGCCTGACGTGGGCCCACCCCGGACGTTGGAGGCTGTTGTGACAGGTGACGATTGGCTCTATCAACCGGGTCAACTGACATTCCTGATCCCAGGTGCGGGTCTGTGGTTCAATCAAACACTGATCGATTATGTTCGCCGCGTCTGGCGTGAAGAACTGTGCCTCGTCATCGGCACCTCTGCTGGTGTCATTTCTAACAACTGGCGGCCGACACTCGTCGTCACTAGTGATGGGCGATTGTTGTGGACTAGTGAACACTACCTGAGGCAGGTATGAAACTGGTGCCCGGACAGCTGGTCCTCTGCGACGCCGGGTGGAGAACTTGCGACGACGGAAGGATGCGTGGCTTTAACGTATTGAACAAGCCCGATAGCGTGTCACTCATCATCGCTGTGATCAGGACATCAAAAAAATGGCAACTGGCACTCGTCCTCACCGGTGATGATCAGCTACTGTGGTGTAGCCACGTGTACCTGCATCGGGTGCCGACATGAGCGTGCTGCGACCCGGACAATTGATCACCGTCGTCCCGGGCGCGGTGTTGTGGAGCAATGAGACAATGCTACCCGCTGACTATGTCACCCAGGTGCAGCGCCCCACGCTGTGCCTCGTCATCTCGTGCCAAGATATCACCGGTGACCACCCGTTCATCCTGTTTGGTGATCAATTGCTGTGGGTCAGCTGTTTCGGCGTGCGCGAGGCCTGGGCACTTGAGCGAAGTCACGACCTAACGGTCGTCGGCTCCAAATAGAAGGCTGAGCCAAACAGCACCCCTCCGTCGAGCGCACTGACCAACGTGGGTCGCCAGATGTTGCCATTGCACACCTCGCCGACGATGAGACACAGAAAATTGGTGCCCACCACGGGTTGCTGTAGGTCTACGTCGTGCCAGAGGGCACCGGCGATGGCCAGGGTACCGGGCAGCAGGTTCGCATCCGTTCGATCATTTGAGTCACCGTGAGGAATGTGTACCCGGGGACCTGTGTGAATCACGACCTAACCACGCGGGGTGCAGGGCACCTTGACCTGCGGCCACACTTCGGTGATGCCCTTGGCGTGAGCACGGCGCTGCACGATGGTGCATGTCCCGTCGCCGTTGCCGGTGATGCGGACGGGGGTGTCGAGGCGCACCTTGGTGTCGCCGTTGGGGCCGAAGACGGTGCCGGCGAACAGCACGTGGACGACGTTGTTGCGGGAGTAGACACGGCGGGGAGAGTTGGTGGATCGCATCGACATGGCTTCATTCCTTGATTATGGGTGGAGAGATCAGGATACCACGAGTGACGGAAGACTTGCACTGCTCCTACGAAGTCAAGCGCTGAATGGCGGCGTGCACTGCATCTTTCATGATGATCATCGCCCCATCGTGTTCAATGAGCCCGGGCGACACGGGAGTCAATTCACTGAGCGCGTTGCTGACCTCTCGGTTGAACGCATTGCACACCGCCAGTGCAATGTGATCGACGAGCGCCGCGCGTCTCTTGTTACAGCTTTGCTTTGTGAAGCCAAAGTCAGTGAGCAGCGTTTGAAACTGTGAATGTGACACGGGCTGTTTCCACGGTGGCTCGCCGACACCACCGGGCGAATAGTGCCACGTGTAAGACACCGAGTTAGAGGTGACAGCTACTACCCGGATGTGCACTCCCGCGTTGTGGTCGGAGTGTACAAATGTGTCGCCGACGCAGTAGTGAGACGGTGTCGCCTTGGATGACTTCTTTGCTACTTTCTTTGCCATGATCTAACTCTACCACGATCAGGCGGTGACTTGCACCGGGTGATAGGTGAAGCCCTCGCCTTCGAGGAACTTGAAGGTGCCGCTGACCGAATTGACGCCGGCCATTTCACGGCCACAATGGTCCGCTTCGCGGCGGCCATTGGCCTCGACGACCCACACGTAGCGTACCGGGAACCTGCCCGGGTTCTCGAGGGTCATCACCCGCACAATGCACAGGCCCTTGTGGAATTCGTCGCCGACTTTGAGGGTTCTCTTTGCCATGATCTAATCCTATGCCAGTTGCAGGGCAACTTGCACTGCAACCACCAGGTTCGAAGTTGAACTTGCACAGATCTTCCTCAGACTTTCTCTTCGACGGAGGTCGCTGACGTTTCCTGGAGTTGTTTGATGTAAGCCCTCAGTTCCTGAGCTCTCGCCTCAAGCGCTTCGAGCTTTTTCTGGAGCTTCTTGATCTCCTTGGGACGTTGTTTCTTGACTGACTCGATCGCCTCCGGGAGAGTGGGACACCAGTCTCCTGTCACGTCCATGAAATGGTTGTCACGGTAATCCTGGTTGACCGCGCCCGGGTATGGGAGCTTCTCGTCTGTGAAGAACTGGGCAATGTACCCGGCAGGGGCACGCTTGTATTTGATCATGATCTAATCCTACCAGGTTCGGAGTTGAACTTGCACTTCAGTCGTTGAAGATTATGATGCGCATGTCGGGCACCCAACCCCCAAAAGCGCACGACACGTAGGTCTCCGACACCAACTCACCATCGTGCCGTTCTTCTTCACACAACGTGAACAGCACCTGTTTACCCGTCCGCGGTGATTCACAGATGAAACCCACGTCCGCGGCATCGGTGTACACCCGCGAGCTGATTGTTCGGCTGAAGTCAGACACCTCGGCACTGCCGGTGAAATCGTTGCTCCACCTGAACTTGCGAGCACTGTGGATGGGCACGTTGAGGCGAGACCTATTTGCTACCATGATCTAACTCTACCACGATTCACCGGGGACTTACACCGTCCACGTGCCTTGTCACCGGGCACCCACAATAATCGAAGGGGTGGAACTGCCTCCCGCCCGTGGCAAGGTGACCTGGGCCGTCCTGTGGGCCGTCGGGCCGCACCTGGGTGGGTCCGGGGGTGTCCCGGGACAGGCAGGCTAGGATTACACCCGGGGTATAATTCGGGGACAGTGCAAGTTCGCCGGCGACCGTGGTAGGATTAGATCATGATGAAGGAAGCAAAGGCAAGTCGGGCCGAGATGGTGATGTTCTGGAGCGCTGCCCTCGTCGTCTGTGGCGCCTCGTGGGTCGCACTGGGCATGTTCATCCTGGCTCGGTGATAGTGCAAGTTCCACCACGAACCTGGTAGAGTTAGATCTCAACCGACGGAGATGCCGAGACAATGGCCGAGATGAATCTGCACGTTGGGCGTGGTTTCAAGGCTGGGACGAAGATCAGCACCATCGCGGTGCCACCCGAACTGCGGGTCAAGCACTCGACGGGCCTCGATTGGATCGACGAGGCGTTGGGCGGCGAAGGTGGCTTCACCGCGACGACGACGCTGATGCTGACGGGTGGCCCGGGCACCGGCAAGTCAACGCTGGTGCGCCAGTTGGCGTCGACGCTGACGGGTGCGGGTCACATCGTCGTCTACAACACGGGCGAAGAGAGCCTGTTTCAGGCCAAGCTGGCCGTTGAACGGTTGCAGTTGAAGCACGACTTCATGGTCGCCGAGGAGACTAACCTGCCTAAGCTGTTGAAGTTCCTCGACGGCGTCAAGAAGGCCAACCCGGGCAAGGTCATCGTCCTACTGCAAGATTCACTGCAGACGTTGAACGACATGAAGTACAAGGACGGTGGGACGACGGGCAACACCCCGGTGCGCTGCACTGAGATGTTGGTCGCCTGGTGCCAGCAGAACTTCGCCTTCTGCATCTTCGTGGGACAATGTACCAAGGGTGGAGAATTCGCGGGCAAGAACACCATCCGCCACGCCATCGACGTCCATGCCCACCTGTCGTACGACGAGAACAAGAAGAGCCCGACGTTTGGGGGCCTGTTGTTCGAGGTCAGCAAGAACAGGTGGGGTTGTAGCGGGAAAACGTTCGTCGTCGCCTTGACCAAGACGGGCATCGAGAACCGCGGTTCATTCACCAAGGGTCAGGATTGGGTTGCACCTGATGACGCCGAGTGAATTGAAGCCCGGCGACCTCATCAAGTGGGTGTACACCCGTAACGGCAATGAGGTTGTCACGCATGAAGAGATATGGTCATCCGTCGAGCATCGCTTCGTGCTCATCGGTGGCGTTAACCTGTTGGTCGCCCGCGCCGAAGGCATCCTGACGTGGTTGAACTGTAATGGGTTATCTCGCGCGCTCGAAGGCAGCCACGTGATCGGAGCGATCTTCCGCGCCGTTCGCATAGCGAAGACGAGTGATGTTCCATGATCTCCACACCAACCCCAGCACCCTTTGTGCAGCCTACGATCCATGCACGTGGGACGTTGATCTTTCTCTACAATAAGAGGAAGTTGGTAACGGTCAGCATCCGCACTAGGCACCCCAAAGATGAGGTACCATCACTGGTGATATATGCCCGGTGTGGCACTGCTGGTTTGATCATTGACTACGTGTGGTCAGCCAACATCTGGTGGATCTGTGTGCTAACGTCAGACGGCATTGTTGGGTGGATCTTCGACAGTGACTTGGTGTTGGCATGACGCCGCATGACGTCATTCCCGGAATGCTGGCAGTCTTCATGCACGCGTGGATTGGGTGGAAAGATCGCAAGACGTTGGCGCTGGGACACGCACACGAGGCAGGTGACGCGTGCCTCATTGTTCAGCAATGGGACGCCCTCCTGGACTATGTTCTCGTCCTGCACGCGGAGCGCTTGGTTTGGGTTTCAGTGTACTTCCTCGAAAACAGATGACAATGACCAACGAGGAGAAGTTGCTGCCCGGCACACTAGCGTGCCTCCGAAGAGACTATGGTGACAAGATTGCCGTTCGGATCGTGCACCCCGATCTGGGCACCCACCAAGGCCTGCCGATGGAACGCGTCGTCGTCTGGTATGCTGCTGGCGTGGTGTGTCTGGTCATCAACAGTTGGCGGTTTGGCCTGTCATCCACGAGATGGGTCTGCTTGTTATTTGCCGATGCCTCGCTGGGTTGGGTCTTTCTTACTGACCTGGAACCGCTCTGATTGAGTGTACCGTGCAAGTCGACGCCATGGTGTGATAGGATGAAAAGAACTCGATGACCCATGAGGAGCAATTCCTGCCCGGGACGCTGTGTTGCCTCCATGGGTCGTCGCACGCGCGGCGACACGGCGAGGATGTTGCAGTCAGGATCACTCATCCCGGGGAAAATAGTAGTGGCCTCCGATGGTATCGCCGTGGTAAACGGTGCCTCGTCATCAATTACGTGAAGGACGTATCCCACATCTTTTCACCAGGCACTCAATGGATCTGTGTCTTGCTCGGCCATCGCGTGGGGTGGGTGTTTCCCACCGACCTGGTGCGCGCATGATCACCCCCGCTCAGGCCACACCGGGCGCGCTGGTGACCTTCAGGCACCCAGGTTATTCGTGGACGGCACTGCCCCCGCGCATCATGGGACACGCATACTATCCGGGCGACGTGTGCATCATCGTTCATACGGATGTATCCGGCCACGTGTACGACAGTCATTACACGTACATTGATTCGCTCTACGTCGGAATCGTCGCTAGCACAGTTATGGCGACGGTGATGGGACATTATGTCTTCATCGTCACCGCGCAGGGCATGGGTTGGATCAACAGCACCTTCATCAAGGTGATCACCCCATGAAGTTTGAACCGGGTGACCTCATCACTTCCCTGACGATGATGCATGCACGACTCGTTGATAATCGACCTCTCAATCACTTCACGCTGGGCAGGTTCACGGTGTTCAACGCAGACACCCTTGCCATGATCATCAGCAGGCGAAGATTGCGGTCCGACGACGTAATCGAATTGATCCTATTAATGCGCGGTCGTCTGTACATTCACGAAATCAGTGAAGAGGTGATGGGACGTGGCACCCACTGGCACGGTGTAACCGAAATAGTTGTCGGTGTAGGATAAGATTGTGGTGACCCGCATTTTCCATCCTGGTGACCTGATCTGGTACCCGACATCACTTCACGCGTCTTCTTGGCGTCCGGGCGTCTATGGTGATATGGGACATAGACGACGCCTGTGTGACTTCAACTTTGGTCTTGTCATTGCGATTACGTTCGATACCGGCGGCGACCGACGGGCACAGGTCATTGAGTCACTAACTAGCGCGGTGGGTTGGATCTACACGTCGGTGATTCAACGCGTCGAGCACTTGGAGCGCCGGTGAACACTGTATCCGTCGCGTTGATCGGCCAACTAGCAGTGACGCGCGTGTGGTGTCAGTTGTGGCCACGTGGCACGATCAGTGACAGTGATTACGGTAACATCCCCACGGCGATCGCGCTCGGCTCGTTGGTGCTCATTCTAGGTGCGTCGGACTCATATACTCTCGAGGTCATCGTCTACGTGTCAGCGTTGAACAGGGTAGGTTGGATGAGTCAATCATGGCTCAACGTGGTGTCGAAATGAGCACTACTCGCCTTGTGCCCGGCACCTTTGTCACTAGCCGAACGGAGGGCATCAAACGCGTCACTCCGAAAAGGGGCGTGGTTCACGGCGACAATCCTGTTCTCTACGAAATGTTACCAGACATCGATGTTGCCTTCATCATCTACGTTGAGCCAGACGTAGCATGGCGTCCTGAAACGCTGGTCATGGTGGGTGGGATCTTGGGGTGGATCGATGCGCGCAAGTTGTGTCCGGTGTGAGGTGCAAAGTGCCCTGCAATTGGCATAGGATTGAACCATGAAGGTCAAGTGCATTGATGTCAGTGGGTTGGCCTCCGACAAGCTGACCGAGGGTCACGTCTACAGCGTCCTCGAAGATGATGGTGCCACGCGCGTCTACACGCTCGTCGACGTGCCTGGGTATTGGAATCGCAATCGCTTTGAAATCATCGATGGTGAACCAATTGAGAACGTTGAGCTCGCCGTCGTGGTGGGTGAACCACAGGTCGATCACGAGGAGGAGCGCATCTGGAAGCTGTTCAGGCGGCGCGTCGCTCCCGGCAATTGCAACTGCGACATTCCCCGTGATCAGTGCAACCTTCACCGCCCGTGATCACGCCCGGCTCACTCGTCACCCTGCTGGTTGGGTATGACTACGACTATCGGTGTTGCATGACGCAGTATCCGGGCATGCGAACGGAGGACAATCTTGGCGTCGGCTTCCTGCACGCAAGTGACATCGCGCTCGTCATCAACGTTTGTCAGCCTCGCATCCCGCCGGAAGAAGTGTTGATCTTGACGTCGAAGAACACGCTGGGTTGGGTATGGAGCAAGAACGTGCGCACGGTGCAGAGATGACGTACTTCATCAACACAGAATTGACGTGCCCGGCATGTGACCGCACCCTCACCAGCAATGAGTCATGGGTCAAGGACGGGCGCGGCAAAATTATGGGTCACGGTCGAGAATACTTGGGCGGCGGGTGCACCAGCCCCTACTGGTACTGGACCTGCGACTTTCGCCAAGCATGGTACATCGGGGTGTTGAAGTGGTTGGTGAGGTGATGGCGCCGCATGGCCGCATTCTCCCAGGCATGCTGGTTCGCATACGCAGCAGGTTGCCTGATCAGGACTCTTATGTCAACGTCAGCGCGCGCATAGGCATCTCTGCACTCAGTGCCAACCCAATCATCGATCGCATAGAGCCACTCAAAGTGGTGTTAGCTGTCGCCGTCGCGGTGAACTCCAATGGCACGCTCGAGGTGTTGGTGTTGACACCGACAGGCAAGCTGGGTTGGGGCTATCACCAATTCTTTGAGGACGTGCATGCCCACTGAACTCAATACCCCTGACGTTGACTTGATCCGCAAACCCGGGGAACTGTACGTGGCCAAGGGCTGGGGCTACACCCGCCCGTTTCCGTTCTATACTGTAGGATACGGCGCGGGAGTCGTGGCGCGCAGCGTGTGGTGCAATGGTGAACTAGCGCTAGTGTTGGCAGTCATCACCATGTCGGGGGTACACCACTCGTATTGCCAGATCGTGTGTGTAGGCCGCACCTGCTACATCAGGAGCAATCGGTTGACGTGACTGCCTTGTCGACTTCTCTCGCCAGCGCCTCAAGTTCGCCTGCGCACATCAGCAGGCGTTCGCCCCTCGCCCGGCGGATCTCGCTATTGCTACCCACGTGACTCAACGCATCGCTAGCCACTTGTTTGCGCCACGCCATCGCCAGTTGTCTCAACCTATCGCCGGTGCTCATAGCACGTAACCCTTCGCGTGTGGCCACCAGCCACCCATGCCATCGAGGTGCCGCACCGCGTCCTGCAGTGCATCGATGGGATCATCGTCAGCAAACCAGATGAGGAACAGGTGTGATCCATCGTCGCCTGGGTGTTCCATGGGCCGCTCGTCGGAGTGCAGCCACATCATCAACGTGCGCTGTGGAATGCGCCCGCCTGCTGTCACCTTGGGCGGCACCACGACGCTGTGACGATTGGGTCCCCATAGGAGTTCAAGCGAGCGGCGAGCATAGTCAATCGCACTGTCGAGCGAGAAGTTACCACCGATGAAGGTGCTGCCTGTGCCACGGGTGTAATAGCTGTCTACGTAGACGTCAACGCCCCCGCACTTCAGTGAGCGCACGTGATCAGCGCCCCACGTCATGGGGTTCGAGGGTACACAGGCCCCTGTCACACTGTTGGGGTGGCCTACAATCAGCGTTGTACTCGCACCGCGAGTGTCCGTTGGGCAGGGAATTGGGCGGCGAGTAGACACAGGCATACGAGACGATGACACACGTGATGACGAGTGCCACGAATGTGATCAACGTGGTTCTCATGCTTCAATTGTACCACCCTCCCGCGCAGAGTGCAAGCGCCGTGGTCAAGTGTGGTACTGTACATTCATGATGAAGAACAATCGTCACGATGTTCGCACCCTTGCGCTGTCCCACCTGTGGATCTACCAGACGGGCCTCGATGACGGCAAGTCAGAGGCCGAAGTCACCGCCATCGCGGGTTCACTGGCGATCCTCCTCGACGATGCGCGAAGAGACGCCGTCAGGAACGCACCAAGCGTCTCCCGTGACGTCCTGTCACGTTCGACCACGCATCCCGTGGGTGCCCCGGACGACTGGGATGACATGCCCACCCGACAGTATGCCAGGCCCACCTGGTGACGGAACCACCACCCACAGACCGCCCACCGTGTCGTCACGGGTGCTGGGACGGGGTATCATACCTCGCCCACATGGGCGGCCCGAGGAATTACACCTCGAGTATAATTCGTGGACGGTGTAAGTCCCTGGTGAACCGTGGTAGAGTTAGATCATGGTGAAGAGAGCAGCAACGACAACTTTTACCGTCATTGATCCCACGACCAACCGGGTCGAGTTCACGCTCCCCAATGGCGTCAAGAGGCAAGCATACGGGGTGAAAGACCCTGCCAACTTGGTCAAGGTGCTGGATGCTACGTGGATGCTGACTCACTTCGAACGTTCGCTCGTCAACTCCTGGGTGTAAGTTCGGTCACGTCCGTGGTACAGTTAGATCATAGGTTGGAACTGCTGCGAAGGAGATTGCAATGAATGAGACCCCTGTGTCAGGGTCGCTCGGCGATGCTGACGATTCAAAACCCGATGCCGACGTGGGTCTATCCCGCGCCGAACGCCACCAGCGCTGGCAGTCGAAGCGCCCTCCCATCGAGCACCTGAAGGACGGCATCGCCGTGTTAGGCGACGGCTCGTCAGTCGTCCTGTTCGACGTCGGTGATCGCATCGTCGTCGACACCCGCACCTCCCTGTTGAAGGGCCTGCCGTGGTTGGAGACGATCGTCGGCCGCGTCAGGTCGATCGATGATGACACCGGCATGGTGTCGCTGTACGATGAGGACTCCGACTTCAGGTCGCCGCGGGCACGGTGGGCCTCGTTCAAGGACGGACTGGCGTGCTTCAAGTTGGCGCCGGCGAAGGGCAGTCCCTTCATCGTCACCGAAGTGAAGGTGCAGCCAACTGTGCCACAACCCGGCAAACGAGGAAAAGGGCGCCCGAAGGGCACCAAAAATCGACCCAAGGCAGTGATTGAGGCCGAAAAGGCCGCCAAGAAAGGACGTGCAACATGAAACAGATCGTTGTCAACAATGTCATCAGGCCGACGCGTCGGGGTACCGAGACGTTGAGTTTCTCCTTCAACATGGGCCCGATCAAGGTCATCTGCGTCTCCAACATCCCCGAAGAGGGTGCCGACAGCGCACCGACCTACATCAAGTTTCAACTGCCCGACGAGAACGGCGAATACCCCCGCAAGGAGCAGCGCCACCACACCAACGATGGCGTCGATGACGACACCAATGCAGACCCGGAGGTCTCCGATGAGCGCTGAACGCCGTCACCTGGCCATGAGCCACCTCTGGTTGTTTCAAGCCGGCGTCGATCCGATGTCGCTGGACACCAACGGCGAGCCGCTGGCACAATCGCTGAGCAAGCTGCTGACCAACCAAGTCCGCGATGGACGCCGCGAGGCAGCACGGCTCTTCATGCAGGCGCACCCAACTGCCGAGCATGCGGCGGTGACAGTCCGCGACACCGACGTCGATAACACCGGGTCATATGACCTAGGGGAGCTCGAGGCGCTGCGCAATCGGTCGGCGGCTGTCACATGACCACACCTCACAAGACGCCGCAGGCCTGCATTCAACGCTATAGCGGTCGTGCCTATTGTGGCCGTGACATCGAGACGAAAGACTTCGTCTTCAAGGACGCTGCCCGCGCCATCACCTTCTACGCCACCAGCAAGGTCATTGAGGCCTGCCCGAACTGCATCGTGTGGGCATTGAAGGACGGCGTCAGCCTCGATGAATACTTGGTACCCCGCACCCGAGGAGACGCCGATGGTTGACATCAATCAGCTCGATGAACCCTTCAGGAGCGTGCGTGGTAAGCTACCATCGTCGGTCGACATTGACATAGACAGTGACATGCTGTCGATCGTCACCACTCCGACGGGCCAAGAATTGGTGCCCGAGGACACTTGGGATGAGGTGACGACGGAGTACACCCTGCCCGAGCGCGATGTACTGTGCGAGGCGTCGAACCCGAACACCTGTCCGACGTCGCCCCCGCCTCCCATGGTGCCCGCGTGATCCCGTGGTTGGCAACACTGGCGCCCGCCGTGGTCGGAAGCCTCATCTTCACGTGCGTGGTACGCGGGTGGGGGTTGCGGAGAGAGGTGTCAAAGTGAAGGCATACAACACCATCATGCACGGGCTGTGGATCAGTGGCCTGGGCTTAGCTGGAATTGTACTCGCCAGCTTTCTCGTACGTACGCCGGCGCCTGCTCCGCCCGACCCGCCCCGCGCGACGGGTGCCAACGTCACCCTGCGCGTTGAGGCCGAGTTCTCGCTCCACGGGCAGGACTGCGTCGTCGTCGGCGTCTTCGTCAACAACGGCAACCAGTGGGAACGCCTGCACCGCTTCACCGACTGTGGCCATGGCATCACGCCGGGTTCGATGCGGCCCGGCGGGCCCGACGGTGGCTCGTACAACGACGGTTGGTGGGATGATCGCCTAGGATCGCGGTGATGCCGTCCCAAGTCGTCATGTACCGTAGCAAAGGCCCACGTCATGGGCCTTACAATCGTGAAGAACCGATGTACACCCTCCGCACTCAATTTGATCACGGTGATTGGGTGACGATGGGGTCGCGCGGCCAACCTGGAGCCTTTAGCCCGAGCATTGAACGTGTCCGACTACGTGATCCCGACACCAACCAGGACCTAGGCGAAGATGCATTCATCTTGGGTGATTGTGTGAGGTCCGTACCAATCGACGGGAGGTTGATCTTCGTCATTTCCCGATGCGGGTTAGGTGCTCCATGGAATGGAGCCAATCTGGGCTTGGTGCTCGTACTCCTCGGTGGCGAGGTTGGCTATATGTGGGCAGCTGACCTGAAGAAAGTGCCATGATCGACGCCAAAGCTGACCAATGGTCGCCTGATGCCTGCATCAAGCCCGGCGACCTGGTGGTGCCCGTGCCCTACATGCCGCGCATCATCTTTAGTCACATCAACGGTGGTGACGACAGCAACCTGTTCGCCGGTGGGTTGCAGGGTCGCCTCAATGCCAAGGCGCTGGTCATCACCATGCACAAGAAGGGTGGTGACACCGTCGTCTACGTGTTGTATGACGACGGCAAGCTGGGCTGGGTGCTGCTCGAGAGCATCGAGGCCGCGCCGTGATCGATGTCATCAAACACGTGATCGACATTAGGCCCGGTGACATCGTCGCGTGTAAACACCCCGTGGCGCTGTGGGACGATGTGAGGCTGAATCCCATCCCGGGTCGACAAGTCACGGTGTTTGGTACGGAAGTGCCAGCGCGTGCCCTCTTGACGGGGCTTATTGAAGGTGCCTTAATGTTCGTCGAGAAGCATGCCCTCGTCCTCGCGGTGATCGCCGTACCGAGCCTTTATTCCGATTACACCTCGCATCCCACCTTGGTGCTAGTGAACACCAGTAAGCCGCGGATTAAATGGGTCTGGGGCTCGGCCCTTCGCGTCGTCGGAAGGCACTGATGGGCCGCAAGTTACTACGTACGGGTGACCTGGTGAGGAGCGTACACGTGGGTGGTCATGGTACGTGGGATCAACCATTGCCGTCGGTGTTTGTACCTCGCATGGTGTCAGCGACCGGGACATTCAAGTTCGGATTATTGTTGGCAGAGCGAACCATCACCGATGTCGACGGGCGACATGAAAAAGACGTTGCATGGGCGTTTGTCTTTGACAGTGCATCAATGAAAAAGGGCTGGACGCTGGTCAAGTTCTTGGTGAGGGTCAAGTAATGAGCTACACTCAGTCCGAAAGCACTTCGTGATGAGTTACATCGACAGGCCACCCGCACCCGGTGACATCGTGTTGGTTCGCGGTGATGAGCCCGTTTCGGTATGGAGCTCCGTTAGCGCCGGCGAGCTCCTCGTCGTGCGCAGTCGCCTAGGCGTGGTGATGCCGGGTGGCCTAGGCCTCGTCATCAATCGTCGGCGGGACTACACCTACGTGTTGTGGTCAATGCCGTCGGTGTTGGGCTACGTGTCGGACGGCTACCTGCGTAAGGTGTGATGCAATGGTGAAGATGACTAGGTCACATTACTCACGCCTCACCACAAGGCCGGGGAAGTTATATGGCGTGCGACCGGGTGCTGCGCTCTATGAGAACCTCGATGAACGCCAAGCATGGTGGAACGGTCGGGGCATCGCGGCTAAAAATCACATGGTAGCGCTGGTCATTGCCATAGAGTCACCGAAAAATAAGGGCACATGCTATTCGCTGTGCCTCGTTGATGACCAGGTGGGTTGGCTGTTCAATGATGAGTTGAGGTTCTTGCCGTGAACAACGGGTCACTGTTACTACCCGGTGTCCTTGTCAAGGTGGTGCCATTGCCACGCAACAACATCTTTTCACTGTGGGCCTCCAACGATGTCACCAATCACGATCGTGTAGGTCGTCCCACCGCGGGGGCGTTGGGCCTCGTCATCGGCCAATGTGACCAGTTCCTCGTCTGTGTCTTTTGGTCGGAGTTGGCCATCATGGCATGGGTTGACAACACCGTCGTGGCGCCCGTATGATAGATCACGAATGGTTACCCGGCGACTTCGTGCAACTCGACGCACGTTGGACCTCTCTCAAGGTGGCCGTGTGGGCGTCGGTCGATGTGGGCGTTAACGACTGTGTGGGCCACGTTGAGCCAAGCGTCATGGGCGTCGTCATCGCTCACCGAGACGGTTTTGTCTACGCGTTGTGGGGCAATACGCTGGGTTGGATCGTTGAACGCGGCATCATATTGGTGCCGACGTGACGTTCACCAAGCGCCTCCGTCTACATTTTCACGGGCGACGGGCGCTACCTGGTGATGTCGTCGTGTTCAATGGCTACGCGTTGCTTTATACCAAGCCCGCCGTGCGCGCTCACATTGGCGGAGCGCCGGGCGGCACCAGCGCTCTTGTAATCGGCATCAACCGGCACTTGGACTGGGTGTTGGTCTGGATCATCGGCACCCATGGTGCTCAGGTGAAATGGGGTTGGGTTCGGACCGAATACACCAATGTCATCTCATCACCGCGGTTTGCTCAGGTACAGGATGATGATGTATAGTGCGCGGTGATTGAATATGTTAGAGAGGTGCAGTCCTTCGACCTAAGCAAGATGCGTAAGGCATGTGCCTCGGCGGCGGACACGCTGCAGGCGGCGGGTGCCATCGTTCGCCCGGGCTCGACGACGGCCGCCCTCAACGACTTTGTCCACGATCACACCGTCGCGCGGGGCGGCATCCCGGCACCGCTCAACTACCACGGCTTCCCGCGCAGCGTCTGCACCAGCGTCAATGACGTCGTCTGTCACGGCATCCCAGGTGCACTCGTCCTATGCGACGGCGACATCATCAACATCGACGTGACGACGATCCTTGACGGCCACTTCGGCGATTGCAGCGCCACCTTCTACGTGGGCACCCCGTCACCCGACGCACGGCGATTGGTGGAACTGACCCGGCTGGCGTTGGAAACGGCGGTGGGCATTGTCGGGCCCGGGGTGAGGTTGGGTGCGATTGGCCAAGCGATTGAACCACTGGCAAGGGCAGGGGGCTGCACCGTGGTGCGTGAGTTCGGTGGTCACGGCATCGGCACCCTGTTCCACACCAAGCCACACGTCAATCACTGGGCCTGCGGCGACCAGACGGTGCTGAAGGTGGGTGATGTCTTCACCATCGAACCCATCCTGTGCTTGGGAGCGCGTGACGTCTACGTGGAGGCCGACGGCTGGACAGTGCGGACTTACGACAAGGGTTGGAGTGCACAGTTTGAGCACACGGTGTTGATCACCGACGACGGCTGTGAGGTGCTGACGTGCTCGAAGAGGTGAACCAGTTTGCGTTGATTGTGGCGCATGAGCCGAAGTGCGCCGCGCTTCAAGGGGCTCGTGACATCGCACCCGGCGCGCTGGTGTGTCGATCCACGGAGTTGATCCCAAGGCGCTTGGGCCTCGTCATTGGGCGCCCACCTTCCCGCGCACGATACCCGTCGTATTATGTCTGGGTGTTGTGGTCGTAAAGCCCTGTCAATTGTGGATGTGGACATTCACCTGCGGCGTCGCGCGCGGTTGGTGGCCCTTTCGCCTGGTCGAGCGAGGCTTCTCATACAAATACACCACCTTGTCGATGACGACGGGCGACACCTTTGTCATCGTCAGCACCGATGACGTGGGTCCACATGAAGTGCCCGTGCCACAGTTCATGCCCATTGCGGGCGACGACGGATGCGGGCGCGTCCCTAAGCGGTGGCACGTCTGCCTGAGACAGGGCAAGCTGTTCTGGATCAATGACGGTGAGTTGGAGTGCGCTGAACTTGTGTGTGACGTGGTATAGGGTGATGCAGTGAAGCTGGCAACCACGTGGACGACGTTGATAGTTCACGTCGATCGTCGACAACAGGTAAACGAGTTCGAGCGGCTGGCGTGGCAACCCCGTCCCGGTGACCTCGTCTGTGACGTTAGCTTTCGCCATACTTCCTTGGGTGTCGTGGTCAGTGCCGTGGTCAATGACGACGATGGTGTCGAGCAGGTGAAGGTGCTGTGGTCACGCATGCCCATGCTGTTCGACGATGATGATGTGAACGTGTTTAGACGCAAGCTCGCCGCGGCGCTTCAAGTGCCCGCAGACTTCCTCGGCCTTACACACCCTTACACACCCTTACACACCCTTACACACCCTTACACGCGGTGACCTGAGCGTGGTGTAAGATCTGAGGATGGCAGCACCGGGATCGCTAAAGGGGACGCTTGAATCGTGCGAACTACAACTAGGAGATCTCTGCGTCTACACGGTCGACGACAAGTTGTCGCAATTAAAGAACCACGTCATCTATCAGGTCGTCAAGAAGGATGCTCTCGAATCAACGAGCTATGCCAACCATCGCTACGCTTTCCGTGCGGCGTTCGACGTGACCAGTCCCGTAGGCGACAGCATCGACTCATTTGTCGTACTAGGCACCCGTGGTTTGCGCCGACTGACACTATTAGATCTCTGCACCATACGCCTGCACTTGGACGACTTCATCAGGCAATACGCTCGCGAGTGTGGTGCGGAGTCGGACAGTGACCGATCTCAAGACGGGCAACCTAGTACAGCTCTGGCAACTCCGTGATTCGTTCTCGATCAAAGCCAAGCGTGTGCCAGAGTTGTTCGATCGCGCGAAGACAAGAACTGAGGTAGATGCCATCATGGTGGGAGTCATCCCCGCGGGTACCTATTGCCTCTACATCGCCAGCCAGCAGTTGGCGCCCCCGAAGATCAAGTTCAACCTCGGAGCTATCACTGCACACCTCGTCCTGTGGAAGGGCCGACCAATTTGGGTGTCGTCGAGCGACTGTGAATTACGTGTCATCAATGACAGGCATGCATGATGCTGCCCGTGCCAGGTAATCTCCTGCGTCGGATACACTACCGTGGTAAAGGCGACTTGGTGCCATGGCACTTCGCCTTCGTCATTGCGGTGCCCGATGACCCTGACGTCAATAGTTTTGATGATAGGGTGACCATTGTGGTTGACAATGGCAAGGTTGAGGCATATAGTTACGCCTATATCGGCACATGGTGTGAGGTTGTCAAGTGAGGTCGGCAAAGAACCTGAAACCGGGCGACATGTTGCAGAGCTTGCAGAGCTCTGCCTCCAACATCGAGTGGATCACCGCGCTGGTCATCGGTGTTGAGCCGTTCACTGACAGATCTGTGGGCAACCTCGCAAAGGCTACCGTCACGGTCTTCACTGACGAGTGTAAACTACGTCACTACACCGACTATGAGTGCAAGTCAACAATGATGGCATTCAATGCGTGATCGTGAATTTTCCCCCGCTAACATCGAGGTTGGGACATTCTTCTTCTTTATCGCCAATCCGAACGGCGATGGGTGGACCATCTTCTCCATAGATCCGAACGCCGGCATCGATCGGGCGGTACCGTGGTTGCTGTTGGCGCGTGACTATAAGATGGCAACGGTGGGTGGCTGGTACATGTATCAGTTGCTGGGACCCGGGCCCACGGTGATCTGGCACACGGGTTCGTTGGGTTGGATCAGGCGGATCGTCACCGAGTGAACACCGTGTGCACGTGGGTGATGATTGGTCATGCCCTACATCAAGCAGGAACAGCGAGCACCACTTGACGCGTTGATCGACAACCTAGCGGGTGTAGTAGTGGAGGTCGCCGGCGCTGACGGTCCTCCGTTCGACAGCGCTGACTTCGCGGGGGTGCTCAATTACACCATCACGAGGCTCGTGATGCAGGTCATCAACGTGAGGTTCGGTGTGGTCAGGTACCACGTCGTGGCCACAGTGTCGGGCGTGTTGACCAACGTGGCGACGGAGTTGTACAGGCGGGTGTGGGCACCCTATGAGGACAAGTGCATCACCAAGAATGGTGACTTGCCGTTGTTCGACAAGTTGGCGAAGTGATTAGCGATTGATGCCAGCTGTCGGTGCCGGCGAGAAGTCCCTCGCAAATGGATCACTGTGGATTGTCACGGGCTCGGCGGTGGGCGGCACTGGCCCTTCACAGTCCTCTCGGGAAACGAGGGGCTCCTTCAGGTGATCGGGTAAACCATCTGGGTCGTCAACTGTGTCGAGAGCTTTTGCGGTGAGCGCACCAATTTGCTCACGGTTATTGATGTCAGGACTTAACGTGTTGCGGCCATAAGGTTGCCCGGGCCAGACTTCGGCCAACAACGCCTCGTGCAAGTAACGACGCAACGTGCCTAACCTGACCCTCATGGTCAATAATTAGGCACGTTGCGTGTACTTTCTGATGTCTTAGCGGTGATCGTCGTGGTGGTCACCGCGATCGTGGTCACCGTGGTCATGGTTGTCACGGTCGTGTCTGACCTCAACTTGTCCCTCAACGTGAACGGGCCGCGTCCTAAGACCTACGTCACACGCCGATGCTAGAAAGATGATGCCCAATGCTGCGAATACAATCGATGTTTTCATTGCTTACTCCACTAGTAAGTAGTGTACGCAATCAGAAAATCATCGACGATTATTGAGATCATCGATCATCAACTCTCACCACGTCATTGCCCGAGCCAAAATAGCAGAACCTCTCGGTCACCTGCCCGCTATTGTTGACGACCAAGAAGTAGCACCCTTGCGAACGTCTGGTGCCTCTAACTCCAGGTTGCCAATCACCAGCAACAGGCACTGTGCAACGCGCGTCGTCAGCATACTACCGATGCTTGGTAGGTGTTGTGCCTGCAGGTCGAACAGCAGGTCCCCTGGCCTGATGTCGCGGGCATCGACGTGAGCATAGTGGACGCTCACGTTAATCTAAGCGATCGCGCATCGTCTTGGGCTTGGGCTTCTCCTCACGGTAGACGAAGGCAAAGAATAGGGCGACCAGAATGGCCAGCACAACGATGACTTTCACGGCGTCTCCAGTTCTTCGACGTAGGGTTGTGAGTACAGTGCCTTCATTGCCTTGATGCACATCATTACGCAGGCGCCTAGGCACAGCACTGCACCGACGAGGCAGGTGCCTGTCAACCACGGGTGCTTGGTGTAGGCGCCGATCGCCACGAAGTTGGTGAATACTTCACCACCCGCGAACAGCGCGACCGGCGCTCGATTGACGGGGTGAAACCAGTGCCACAGCGTCTTCATAATGGCCACGTTGGTGCTTCCTTTTCACAGTGTTTGCAGTGCCACAGTTCACCGAAAGCATCATCACTGTCGGTGTCGAGATCGAATAACAGTTCGTAGTCGTGCCAGCCCAAGCTGCACCTCAGGCGCAGCGCCAGCGCCTTGACCCACTCACTTAGCCTTGCGCGCACGTTGTTTCTTTGCGCGCCACTGATCGATCATGTCGACCACGATGAGGATGCAAAAGGTGATGAGGGGAATGCCTGACAGCATCGCGGCGATGACGACGATCATCGATTGGGCTCCGATAGTGCTTGCTTGACTTTGTCATGCAGGATAGCACCGCTCCGACCGACGGTACCGCAACTGAACCACCTGTCGCACTCCTCGAGTACGTAGCGCATGGTGCGGTAGGCATTGAGCAGTTCGGTGCAACGGGCCTGCACTGCCTGCAGGTTGTCGCGAAGCACGATGACCTCATCGACTTCGGCCTTGAGGCGGCGCAGCTCCGACATCTTCACGGCGTGCCAACCTTGACATAGGTGATGTGACCACAGGCGCCAGTGGCTAGCACTTCACCCCCGGCGGCGAGGCACCGTTGGTTGTAGCGCCCGGTACGTTCGCCCAATGTCAGACCCACGCCGAACGCCACGCAGACTAGCAACAAGCCGACCAATACCGTCCACGCGAAGGCGAGCCACAGCGCGTTCGACAAGTCCCACCACGTATACGCCAGTGCCGTGCGTTCCTCAATCGTCTTGGGTCGTTTCATCGTTTCCTCTTGCCGTCGCGGATCCTGTCGATGAGGATCGCCAACCCCAGCAACACGGGTAGGCCAACATAGACGACTGCATCACTCATGGTCAGATAATACTGTGGGCAGTGCCAGAGTACAATGGATTCCATGCTAAGACGAATCATCGACAAGCTTCAGGTCTGGTTGTACCTCGCTGACTTTCCGAAGTTGGCCCAATTCATCGGTAATTTCGCGGATGCATCGCCCGAAGCGCCACCGCAACTACCTCCCGTGGCCATCGCAGCGACGTACGCGGTGAGTGCACGTCCCGAACTACCTAAGTCACTCAAGGTGCTGATCTTCGATCCTACCTACGCCGACAATTCGTCACGGGGCATCGATGTCGCCAAGGACGTGGCTTGGCCTGCATCGAAGTATGACGTCAACTAGAGTATATTAAAGGTAGAATGAGTCACATTTATAAGATTCTTAATATTCTCAATGATAAGCTGTATGTTGGTCAATCAAAAGTCGATCCAGAAATACATTGGCGCAATTACAAATACGGTGCAACGCATCATAAAAAGTACAATAAATTGGGCAGACCAATTTTGGGTGCGTTAATCAAACATGGATTTGAAAATTTCAAATATGAAGTCATTGAAGAATGTTCTGATGAACAACTCAATGATCGTGAACGTTATTGGATCGCAAAATTAAATACTAACATCAGAATGGGTGGATATGGTTACAATCTTACTGTAGGTGGACAAGACTTCTATACGAGAAAGCCACAAACGCATAAGAAACCAACGCCTGAAACAAATGAGAAAATTCGTCAAGCACATAAATATAGAAGTCACGTTGGTTGGCGTAAAGCACCGTACACTGATGAAGAAATTCAAAATAGATCTCAAGGTGCTAATCAACAAAAAGTACGCATTGAACGTTGGTCAACTGATGGACAGTTTTTAGAATTACACGATTCTCGAAGCGCAGTACAAATATGGTTAAGTGAACAAGGATTAACAAAAGCCACCCAACGAGTGATTCCTGTTAAAATAGGTCATGTAATGTTGAGTCATGGTTTTTATTGGAGAGTGGCGGGTGATGACGTTCATGTTCCAAAAGTGAAAACGAAATCATCATGGATTGCAGTTGATCAATTATCATTAAATGGCAATATCGTCGCCACCTTTTCATCAATTAAACACGCTGTGTTAGCTCTAAAAGAGCTGGGTATTGGTGCCCATAAAGATACAATTAAGGCGTGTTTGACTGGTGAAAAAGAAACAGCATATGGGTTCAAATGGCAATGCGCACAATTCTAGTGGGTGATGTTCAAGGTTGTTATGCAGAACAACAAGAACTGCTCGACAAGTGCAAGGCGCGTCCTGAAGACTGGGTCATCTTCCTCGGTGATACCGTCGACCGAGGTCCCGAGAGCGGCAAGTGCGTTGACCTGGCGATGCGGATCGAAGCGCGACAAGGCAAACCCGCCTGCATCCTGGGCAACCATGAACACCGGCACCTCGATCATGAAGACGTACTGGCACGCACTGGTAAGCTGCCGAGTCAGCTACCCCCGTCTCACGTCGTCACCCGGTCACAGCTCCGTCCCGAGCACTACGACTACTTCAGGCGGTTGCCACTGTACCTGCGTCTACCAGAGTTCAACGCCGTCGCCGTCCATGCCGGCGTCTTCCCAGGGGTGCCCATCGAACGCCAGTCCGTGCGTCACTTGACCCACATACAGTGCATCTGTCCCTACGACTTTGGTGCCGATGGTCAGATGAGGATCAACGACAAGTCGATGTGGCCGAGTCGCATTCCTCCCAACGAAGGTTGGCGCTTTTGGCACCACTTTTGGGACGGGCCTGAGCGCATCTTCTTCGGTCACAGCGTCCTCAATAGGCCATTGATCACCCCGAAAGCGGTGGGCCTCGACGGTGGTTGTTGCTTTGGCGGCGAGCTGTGGGCCTATGTGCTGCCCGATGAGAGGTTGGTCAGCGTCAAGGCGCGTGCCGTTCACAGTGGCGAGTCACGCTTTGAACGTAAACTGTTCCCGATCGGCGATGACGTCTACACGTATTGATGTGGATGACAAGCGCGCGAACACCGTGTAGGATGACCACATGAAGAGCGCCGATCTAATGCAGTACGTGACACCCGATGAGAACCCGGGCTGTGGCTTCCTATTTCGCTACAGGGGCACGCGTGTCTCCCAATCACGGCGAATCTTTGAAGCGTTGGATCAGCTCAATGCGATGTTGCCCATGGGCACGCCCCGCCTGATCGTTGAGATCGGTACTCTGTACGGAGGCTTCACCCGGATCTTGCGTGACCATGACATCAGCACTCACTCACCCATCTACACCTTCGACATCAAGGACACCGTGCCCACTGTCTTCGACTTGGGCACCAACGTCAATCGCATCTTGGGTGACGTGTTCACTGTGCAGCGCACGTACCTACGGTTGCTCTTGACGCAACCCATACAGGCGCTCGTCTTCTGCGACGGGGGTGCCAAGGAACGCGAGGTCAATGAGTTCTGCGCCTACCTGAAGGCGGGTGACCTCATCATGTGCCATGATTACGTCAAGCACCCCGATGACCTCAAGGATCAGGCGTTGGTGGGTGACTGGCCGTCGTATGAATCACAGTGGTGCAACGTCAAGGACGCACTGACCGCCAATGGCTGTGAGCCCTTCGCTGAGGACGTGATGAGGCGGGCGCTGTGGGGTTGCTGGGTGAAGCGCTGATCACGCTCGGGTGTAATCAGGATCACCGTACGGTGCCTCGAGCAACGCATCGAGGACGGCTTTCACTTGGTCAGTGGTGAGGCCCGTTCGTTGAGCGTACTGGTGCAACATCTATT